GGAAACGTTGGCAACACCGCATTCAACTATGATCTCCGTCTGAACTTTGATACTTCATTCACTGGTAAGGACTTGCTTCGTACTCGTCTGCGTTCTGGTAACTTTAGTACTGATCCTTTTGGATCTAGTTCTTCACTGTTCAAACTTGATAAGGCAGAGTCTTATGATGATCAAGTAAAAATTGATCGTCTGTACTATCAGTTCCCAGTTGGGAAGAGTGTAACTCTAACTGCTGGTCCTCTAGTTCGTAACACTGAGATGGCTTGGATTCCTTCTGTTTATAAGTCAGAAATTCTGGACTTCTTCCAACTTGGTGGTACATCTGGTGTTTATAACAAAGCAACTGGTGCTGGTTTTGGTGCTCAATGGAAGCAACCTACCCAAAAAGGTAAGGGTGGTTTCGTTGCTGGACTGAACTATGTTTCACAGGATGGTGATAGTACTGAAACTGGTGTGTTTAATTCAGACAGTGGATTGAACTTCATGGCACAAGTTGGGTATCGTGCTCCTCAATGGGGTGCTGCTGTTGCTTATCGTTATGGTACTGAAGGCAGTCGTGTTCGTACCTTTAATGCCCTTGGTGGTGGATCTGGTGTCCTTGCTACTGGACAAGAAAGCAATAGCATTGCTGCTAATGCTTACTGGCAACCTTCCCAAAGTGGATTCGTGCCTTCCATTTCAGTAGGTTATGGATACAATGATGTTGATGGTGCTGGTAAGAAAACTGGTGCTACTGATTCTGATTCCTGGTTCGTTGGACTTCAGTGGTCTGATGTGTTTGTTCAAGGTAATGCTGCTGGCATTGCTGTGGGTCAACCTGGAAATTCTGATAACATCTCTGATGATGCTACGATGCTTGAAGTTTTCTACAAGTATAAAGTTTCAGACAACATCAGCATCACTCCTGCTATCTTCTATGTAAGTAACAACCAAAGATTCCAAAATGAATCTGCTTGGGGTGGTGTGGTTCAGACCAAGTTCACATTCTGATAAACAACTCATAACATGAGTAGAACCACCCTCAAAAGGGGTGGTTTTTTTATAGATGATTTGCTATTGATAAATATAAAAAATATTATGTAGACCTATGTTAAAAATAAGGTGCAAAAATTGTAATACAGAATTAATATCACATCCAATAAGAACTAAATGTTGTGGATGTGAAAATATGTCTTCTATAACAGGAGAAACCATTACAGCAATTGACTTGACATTAGTTGAATTGTTGAGTAGTATAGACAAGAAGAATAAAGATTCTCTTTTTTCAAAAGAAGATCTTGCTTTTCAGGAAGCAAGAAAAAAACGTAAAATCAAAAAATTGGAGTTTGAAATTAAATGAGTTGGGAGTCCCCAAAGTTAGGAAAAGGTGATGTTGAATTAATCACTCTTGCACTAGATGACTACATATATTATTCTAAGCAAGATGGAATGGACGTTCGAGAAGCAGAAAAAATGTTGCTTAGATTAAATGACCATTTACAAAAATTCTAATGGATCAACACACCTATGATAATTGGGTGAAAATAAAAGAAACATTTGAAAAATCTGGTAATACCAATAATATGTTTTACAAAAGAGCATGTGCTATAATAAAAACTAAAATAGATCCTATGGATAAATTTTGGAGCAACAAAGAAAAAGCTTGACCTAACCCCAAGTTTATAGTATGATAACTAAATCAACTTCAACATTATGGAACAATTTACTATTGAACACTTTCAACAAGATTTTGATAATTTGTTGAATAGAGTTGAAAATGGAGAATCATTTTTAATCACAAGTGAATATGGTAATGCTGTAATGACTCCTTATGTTGGAAAAAACCAACTAAGTCTAGTTGATGAATTTGTTAAGATCCACACAGAACATGAAGATGGACCTTAACTTTTTTAGGGAGTATAGCTTAATGGTTAGAGCGGGCTCCTTATAAGGGCTTAGTCTGGGTTCAACTCCCAGTATTCCCATTTGCTATTCGCAAATAGCAAATATAGTCATGGAGAGACTTTAAAAACCCTGGTCGGGATGAACCCCCTTCAGTCATGGAGAGACTTTAAAAATCCTGGTGGAGTCAATATGACCCTCATTAGGTTTCCAATTTCCTCAAAAAATTGGTGGTGCGGATGGAGGTTACTCCCGCCTGGTTTCCAATTTCCAGTTAAAGAATTGGTGGCGTGCATGAAAGACCTAATAGGAGAGTTGCATAAACTCTCCTTTTTTAGTATAATAATGAAAAAGTAATCTGTATATGAAAGTAGCTTTAATTACTGGTATCACTGGCCAAGATGGATCGTATCTTGCTGAATTATTACTCCAAAAAGGTTATGAAGTTCATGGCATTATTAGAAGGTCTTCCCTTATCAATACGCATCGTATTGATCATGTATATGATTCAATTAATTTGCATTATGGGGACCTTACTGATGCTACGAACTTAGTTAGAGTTATTCAACAAGTTCAACCAGATGAAATCTATAACCTTGCTGCACAAAGTCATGTAAAGGTATCTTTTGAGATGCCTGAGTACACTGCTGATGTTGATGGTGTTGGCACACTAAGGATCCTAGAATCAGTTAGGTTGCTTGGTATGGAAGATAAAGTGAGAATCTATCAGGCATCTACATCTGAACTGTATGGACTTGTTCAGGAAATCCCTCAGAAAGAAACAACACCTTTTTATCCTAGGTCTCCTTATGGTGTTGCTAAGTTATATGCTTATTGGATCACAAAGAACTATAGAGAAGCGTATGACATGTATGCCTGTACTGGCATCCTGTTCAATCACGAATCTCCTAGAAGAGGAGAAACATTTGTAACTAGAAAGATTGTTAGAGCACTATCTAAAATTTCTTGTGGTTTGCAAGATACATTATATCTGGGCAACCTTAATGCCCAAAGAGATTGGGGTCATGCAAAAGATTATGTAGAAGCAATGTGGTTAATGCTCCAGCAAAAATATGCAGATGATTATGTTATTGCAACAGGAGAACAATACTCAGTCAGAGAATTTGTAGATAAAGCAGCACCTTACTTTGGATTTAATATTGAATGGAAAGGTAAATATATGGATGAAGTTGGGATTGATACTAATACTGGAAAAGAGGTTATTAAAGTAGATCCTAAATATTTTAGACCTGCTGAAGTAGAGACTTTGTTAGGTGATGCCTCTAAGGCAAAAGTTGAATTAGGTTGGGAACCTAAGATTTCATTTGATCAATTAGTTGAGGATATGTGCATTTATGGACAGTAATTCTAAAGTATTGGTTGCCGGTGCCAATGGAATGGTTGGATCGGCAATTGTCAGAAATCTTGAGAGTAAAGGATATACTAATATCATGAAAGGAACTCGCCATATTGTAGATTTTACTGACCAAGAAGAAACTGATAGGTTTTTTCAGTTAGCAAAACCCGAGTATGTTTTTGTTGCCGCTGCTAAAGTTGGTGGCATTATGGCAAACAATAACTATAAGGCAGATTTTCTAACTGAGAATCTTCGCATTCAAACTAATATTATTGAGTCTGCTAATCGTTGGAATGCAACTAAACTTCTGTTCCTTGGTTCCTCTTGCATCTATCCTAAGTTTGCTACTCAACCAATCAGAGAAGATCAGTTTATGACTGGTTCTTTGGAACCAACAAACGATGCCTATGCAATTGCCAAGATATCTGGTATTATGATGTGTCAGGCATATAGAGAACAGTATGGGTTCAATGCCATCTCACTGATGCCTACAAATCTTTATGGTACTAATGATAATTTTGATTTGGAAACATCACATGTTCTTCCTGCAATGATTAGGAAGTTTCATGAAGCTGCTAGAAAGGGATATGTAATAGATCCAGGTGGTCCTTGGTATGGTCCATCAGTAGAATTGTGGGGAGATGGATCTGCAAGGAGAGAGTTTCTTCATGTTGATGATCTTGCAGAAGCATGTTTCAGATGTATGATTTCATACGATGATTCTGAAATTATTAATGTAGGAACTGGTGAAGATCTTACTATTAAAGAACTTGCAGAATTAATTTCTATTATTGTTGATTATCCAGGTAAAATTGAATGGGATACTTCTAAACCTAATGGTACTCCTAGAAAAGTCTTGAATGTAGACAAAATCAAATCTCTTGGTTGGAGTCCTAAGATTGGGATTCGTCAAGGAATCTATGAAACTTATGAGTGGTACAAGAATGAGCAAACTAGTAATCTTTGATTTAGATGGTGTTTTGATTGATAGCAAGGACTATCACTATGAAGCACTTAATCAGGCACTTGGAGACAAGTACTCTATTAGTAGAGAAGAGCATGTTAGCGTTTATGATGGTCTTCCAACCAGGGCAAAGTTAGAACTTCTTACTAAAAATAAAGGTTTGCCGGTAGATCTTTATGATCAGATTTGGCAAGACAAACAAGAGGCAACACTTAAGATCTTTAATGACTGTGTAGCAAAAGATTATGAGTTGATGGGATACTTCCAACAACTTGTAGATGCTGGGTATAAGATTGCTGTTGCATCTAATTCTATTAGGAATACTGTTAAAATACTTTTATTAAGATTGGGAGTATTGGAGTTTGTAGACATGTATGTGTCTAATGAAGATGTAGTCAGGAACAAGCCATTCCCAGCAATGTATTGGAAGTGTATGACTGCTCTTGGTGCTCTTCCTGCAGATACTGTGATTGTTGAGGATAGTCATATTGGCAGACAGGGAGCATTAGATAGTAAGGCACATCTGGTTCCAGTAGAAAATAGAAAAGATCTTAATCAAGAAAAGATCAATAGAATTAAAAAGATTTTAAATGGCACAAAACAAAAAGTGGCATGGGAGAGTAAGACCATGAATGTTCTGATTCCTATGGCAGGAGCTGGTAGTAGATTTGCTAGTCAGGGATATACCTTCCCTAAACCTTTGATTGAAGTTAGAGGGAAACCAATGATTCAGGTAGTAGTTGAGAACCTGAATATTAAAGCAAACTATACTTTTATTGTTCAGAAAGAACACTATGAAAAATATAATTTAAATTATCTACTTCCCCTGATTGCTCCCAATTGTAATATTGTTCAAGTAGATGGAATCACTGAAGGTGCTGCTTGTACAACTCTTCTTGCTAAAGAGTTTATCAATAATGATGAACCTCTGGTGATGGCAAACTCAGACCAGTTTGTTGTATGGGATTCTAATGAAACTCTCTATGCATTTCAGAATGGTGAATGTGATGGAGGTATCCTGACATTCCCTGCAACTCACCCTAAATGGTCCTATGCTAAGCTTGGTGATGATGGGTATGTTGAAGAAGTTGCAGAGAAGAAACCAATCTCTGAACATGCTACTGTTGGTATCTACTACTGGAAGAAAGGTTCTGATTATGTAAAGTATGCAGAACAAATGATTAAGAAAAACATTAGAGTTAATAATGAATTCTATGTCTGTCCAGTATTCAATGAGGCAATTTCCGATAGTAAAAAAATCAGAATTAAAGAGATTGAAAAGGATGGGATGTGGGGTATTGGGACACCTGAAGATTTAAATTATTTCTTGGAGCACTACAAAGAATGAAACTGATTGCACATAGAGGAAATATTAACGGACCTGATCCCTCTAAGGAAAATAATCCAGATTATATTGAACAAGCAATTTCTCAAGGTTTTGATGTTGAAATTGATGTTAGATATAGTCCTCTAGATTCTAAATTGTATCTAGGACATGATGAACCAGATTATAAAGTAGATTGGTTTTGGTTTGGTAAATATAGAGATAATTTATGGATTCATTGTAAAAACATTGAAGCACTTTATGAGTTTTCTCGTGGCACAAGTGGATTTAATTATTTTTGGCATCAAGAAGATGATTATAGTTTAACTAGTAGAAATTATATTTGGACTTATCCAGGTAAACCTTATACTTCAAAGTCTGTAATAGTCATGCCAGAATGGAATAAAAATGTAAATGAATTTGTAGACCTTAGAGCATATGATTGCTTTGGTATTTGTAGTGATTATGTTGGGTATCTAGTATGAAATTTACTTTTGGTATTATTACTGATGGAAATTCTGAAGATAATTTAAATAAAGTTATTGACAGCATAGAATCACAAAATATTAAAGAGTATCAAATTATAATAGTTGGGAACAGTTATATCTCTAGAGATAATACTTTTATAATTCCATTTAATGAAACTATTAGACCTTCTTGGATTACTAGGAAAAAGAATTTAATTACTATAAATTCTAGATATGAAAATATAGTTTACTCTCATGACTATGTTGTATTTGAACCTGGATGGTATGATGGGTTTTTAAAATTTGGAGAAGATTTTAAAATTTGTATGAACAAGTTCGTGAATCCAGATAACTCAAGATTTAGAGATTGGGTAATTTGGCCACATAATGATAATTTTATGGATGGTATTGTTCTCCCTAACAGAGAATGCTTGATCCCATATGATATTACTCATCTATCCAAGTACATGTATATTTCTGGAACATATTGGGTTGCTAAAAAAAGCACCATGATGGAATTCCCATTAAATGAAAATCTTTCTTGGGGGCAGGGAGAAGATGTGTTCTGGTCAAAGCAAGTCAGACAAAAATATGATTTTTCAATTAATCAATTCTCAACAGTAAAATCTTTAAAATTTAAAGATCCTGCATTCAATATTACAGGTCAAGATACTGCTGATAAGTTAAGAGAGGTTGTATGAAAAAAGTTGCAGTTATAATGCTTGGGGGCATTAGGCAAAAGGATCTTTTTTGGAAGTCCTACAATAACTGTATTTCTGGATATCCTCATGATTTGATAGTTGTTCATAGAGACTATGCTGGATTTCCATCTAAGGTTAGAAACTATGATGGGAGGATGATTATAGAAAATAAAATTATTAATGGTCAGGATATTCCACATAAAGCTTTTGGTGCTTATAGACATTACTTCTATAAGTATAAAAGTGATTATGAATTTTTTGTTTTTATATCAGATGATGTTATCTTAAAAAGAGATAATTGGTTAAAAGATATTATTCATACCATGTACTCCCATGAGAAAATTGGATTTGGAGCAAGTCAAATATTTAATGGACATAAATCATATCCACATGAAAGTCATTTAAGATCCCCTTTTTGGTTTGCTAAAGCAGAAGTATTAGATCAAATAAATTGGGAGTTTACTTGGGATCATGATGGAGAAATGAAAATAGGAGATCAATGCACTGCAGTTGGATATGTTGGTGTTCAAGTTGGAAATAAAATTAATCTTGGATATGATGCAACTGAACAAGATCACATCACTCAACTATTAGAAAAAAAATATTGTTCTCCATATAGTCCTTATTCAAAATTTAAATCTGATGATTTTTTTAAAATAGCTTTTGAAAAATTATCAGAGACTGACATATTTCAAGAGTTTGTAGAATCTCCTTATCCCCATATAGGATTTCAAAATACCTTTATTGATATAGAACCATTTAATAATTTGATCTACTATCCTTCATTGGAAATTGCAAAAACTTATTCCTTAGTTAAAAGTCTTCCATACGATATTAATGTGTTATGTTAAATTTTAAACAAGTTACAGACATCCTTTTAAATCTAAAGGGAATAGAGTTTGGAGGACCTACTGAACTTTTTAGTGAACTGCAACATAACATGTTGCTATATCCATATGTAAATTTGGATGGGGGAAATATTATAAGTAATAATTACTTTCAGACAAATATATCATCAAATTTTATCTATGGAGATAAAATAGGAAGACAATATGATGTTGATTGTACAAATGAGGATCAATTAAAGAAGTTAAAGAAATATGATTTTGTTGTAACCTCACATGCAATAGAGCACTTTGCAAATCCCATTCATACTTTAAAGTTGTGGCAACAATATCTGTTGAATTCAGGTGGTTATATTTTAACTATTATTCCAGACTATCAATATTGTTTTGACAGGAAGAGACCACTAACCAGAATGGATCATTTGATTTGTGATTATGTGGAAGGGGTTGGGGAAGATGATACTACCCATATAGAAGAACAGAAACAATTACATGATTGGTCTTATGGTGGGCATCATCAATTCTATGAATTATGTGAAATCAATCATCTCACAAGAGTTGTACATCATCACACATTTACGATAGAATTAGTAGAAGAACTTTTTGATTATTGTGGATTTGAAAAAGTCCTATCATTTAAGAATGATGAATTGAACATTGTAAATCTGTCTAGGATTCCATGATTACTATTAATTATTTGTCCCATCAAAGAAAAGATCTCCATAAGTATTGGGAGATAACAACACATTTTCTGAATAAAATTAAACCAGAGAATAAAGAGAAAGTAAAAATTAATGTTCTTGCATCAAAGTCTTTTGATTGGGGATCTTATCTTGAAGGATTTGAATCTCAAGTTATGGTGTTTCCTGATGTAGAACTCAACTACATGCAAAAGATTAGTGCAGCATTAGATGAAACAAATAAGTATTCAGTTAAGCTTGATGAAGATTGTTTTATTAGCAATCATGTATGGGATTATATTATTGAGAACATAGATGTCTTAGATGATGAAGATAATTTTATTCTTACACCAATGCTGTCTAATGGTATTCCCCATACAGATAGATTTGTAGAATCTTTTGTTAAAGATCCTTGGATGATAGGGGCAATATATAGAAATTATTTGAACCAAGAAATGCCCAATGGATTATGGGGTGCAGATTATACTCCTCTAAATGCACATACAATCAATGCTAATTCTTGGGACTCCAAAGCATTTTTTGAAGGTGTTTCTAACCTGAATACATACTTAAAGGGAATTCACCCTATTAGAATTTGTGCTAAAGCTCAGTTATTATTAAACAATTATATTGTAGAAAACTTTGATAGACTAATATCAAAGCATGACTATAGTATCAAAGAATTTAAAGAACCATATTACACAACAAGCACATTTATAATTAAAACTGAAGATTGGAAAAGGTTACTAGATATTGGTGCTCATGATTCATTTGATGAAATTCAGTTGAATTTGTATAGAGAAAAGTATAATAAAAAGTTTCTTTATATTGAAAATGGATTTGGCATCCATACCATTTACAATACCATCTATGGTAACAAAAATATTTGGAACATAGGTATGGAAGATGGGTACACCTATGAGGTAGAATTTGTAGACAGCATTCTTGGTAAATTAAAATGATTCATTGTATTGGAGATAGTCATTCAGCAGTATTCAGTGGTGAGGAAACAATGCAACCTTGCTGGCCAGATCCAGCTGCAAATAAACTTCCTTACTTTAAGAGTTATAGAATTGGTCCTGCTACTGCATATCAATTAGCAACTAAGCAACCTATTATTGAATCTCTAATTAATTCACTAGAACTTACATCAGAAGATTATTTAATGTTTTGTTTTGGTGAAGTTGATATTAGAGCTCATTTAATTAAGCAATCTAAAATTCAAAATAGACCAGTAGAAGAATTGGTGGTAGAATGTGTAGAAAGATATGTTGAATCTCTAAGTGTATATAAAAAGTATAATATTCCTATTGTTGTATGGGGACCTATTGCGTCATGGTGCGATCAGAAGGTATATACTGGAGGGCCATCTTTTGGAACAAATTTGGAAAGAAATTTAATAACAAAAGCATTTAATACAACACTTGAATTGTGTTGCATTAAACCCCAATTTGAATTTATTACAATCTTTTCAGAAATGCTTAATGATGATGGAACAACCAATGGTGATTTTCTAGATGACTGGGAAGGATCTCATATGCATTTGTCCCAAAGGTCAATGCCAACAATACTACAAAAATTTAAATCTGCAGGATTAATTAAATGAGTTACAAAGGTTATGAAAATAAAGTTGAATTCATTAAAAATGAATTTGTAAATTATTATGTAGATAAAGGACCTGAAAATGGGATCCTTCAGGGGTTTAAATATCAAGGAGCAGCAACTCATTGTAGAAATTGTCTTGCCACTTTAGTCAAAATGATTGAAGCAAAAACTGTTCTTGAAATTGGTTCTTGGCATTATGAAAGTTCTAATGCTATGGCTTTTGCTATGGATGAACTTTATGGTAGATCTGGATATGGTGTGATTGATTCCTTTGACATTAGAAAGGGTGGTTATGATGGACAGATTTCATATGTTCCTCATTCAACTAGAGTCAATGCCAGATACTGGTATCCTCATCATTCAGATTATGATGATTGGAAGTATAAAGTAGATCTTCCATTTAATGATTTTGTAGACTATACAAATGATGAGATTTCAGAAAAGAATATTCAAATTCTTAAAGAAGCATCTAAAGATTTTGGTAGCAGATATGATCTTATTTTTGTAGATGGAGATCATTCTTATGAAGGAGTTAAGAGAGATTTTGAAGTTGCTATGTCAGTAGCAGATAAAGATACTCTTATTGTCATTGATAATGTTTGGGACATTAGACTTAAAGATGTAAGACAGTTCTATGATGAACTAGAATTAACTAAGTGGGACTTTGAAGAATGGAATGATGAACATTATCAAAGTAATATGGTTCAAGACACTGCCATCTGTATCCTATGAAAATTAAAGTTTATTTTGTTACTTATGATAATGATTTTGAGTTGAATAAAACTCTTAAAACATTTGAAAAAAGTGGAATCAAAGATTTTGATCATGAAATTTTTATAGTCAATAATTTTAAAGATGCCCCAGTTGTTCTTGAGGATGTTGATTTAAAATATACTGTTATTACTAATTCTACTAGACCAACATTTTCTACTGGACACCTTGCTAGAAATTGGAATGAGTGTTTGATTGATGGGTTTAGGGATTTGGAAAATCCAGATTGTGATATTGTTATTCTTTCTCAAAATGACGTTCATTATGATGAAGGCACTATTAATAAATTAGTTGAAAGTCATAAGATTTATAATTTTATTACTAGTGGATGTGGAGATGCTTTCCATAGCTATACTGTTGATGCAATTATAGCAGTTGGATTGTGGGATGAAAGATATTGTAACATTGGATGGCAAGAGTGTGATTACTTTTTAAGACATTTGATTTATAATAAAAATGCAAGTTCTATAAATGACCTTTTACATGCTAGAATCAATAATAGATTAGATTATGATGTAGCTAATGTAGAAGAAAAGTATTCTGGGTTTGTTAGAAATGACATACATCATATGAAATCAATGAAATACCATAGTATTTCTATGAATACTTTTATCAAAAAATGGGGATTAGGAGTTCCTGGAATAGATTGGCAGGGTCCCATGTATGAATATAAAGATGGAATATATCCTAGTGCATATGGCATTACTCCTGATATTGTGCTAGAATCTCCACAGTGGATAATGTATCCTTTTTTTGAAAGTAAGATACCTAACTTAAAAAATAAAAATTATATCAATTATGAAACACAGAATTAATTTAGTTGGAAATTCCTTTACCCATCTTACTGGAGGAAATAAAGGATACTCTGTACATGGAAAGGAATCTAAGTATATTGAATGGGTCTTTGATCTTTCTGCAAATGAAACTGTTTATGTAGATCAGAATATTAATCAGGCATTTACTGATGGAATTCCAGGCAAAAAATATGGATGGTTGCTTGAATCTAAATTTGTAGTTCCTGGGATTGCAGATGAGATAAAGGCAAATGTAGAAGAATACTTTAAAGTATTTGAATATATTTTTACGCATAATAAAGAACTTCTTAGTCTTGACTCTAGATTTAAGTGGTGTCCAGCTCAAGGATTTTGGATTAAAGAACCAAAGATCTATGAGAAAAGTAAAATGATTTCTATGATCTCTTCTAATAAAGCATTTACTGAAGGGCAAAAAAATAGATTAGATTGGGTGGAAAGACTTGGGGATCAGGTTGATATCTATGGTAGAGGTATCAATCCAATTGATGATAAAGAAGAAGGTCTCTGTGATTATATGTTTTCTGTTGTAATTGAAAATGGAGTTTATGAATCATACTACACAGAGAAGATTCTTGATTGTTTTGCTACTGGTACTATCCCTGTTTATCTGGGATCTCCTGACATTGGTGAACATTTTAACCAAGATGGAATCATTCAACTGAGTGATGAGTTTGATGTTTCTGAAGAAATTTATGAAAGCAAGATTGAAGCAATCAAAGATAACTTAAAAAGAGTCAAACAGATTGAAGTTCTAGAAGATTTTATTTACGTTAATTATTTGCAATGATCTCATTTAATCAGTTAGGAAATTTAGGAAGACTTGGAAATCAGATGTTTCAGTATGCCTCTTTAAGAGGTATTGCTGCGAATAGAGGATTTGAATTTTGCATTCCTCCACAACAAGTGTTTGGTGTTAGTGATCCAAATGTAAAAAATTCAGAAACTAATATTCACACTGCTTTTGATTTAAGTAAGTATAATAAATTCCTTGAACCAAATCAAATGGTTAAGGAATCTGGATTTCATTTTGATGAATACTTGTTTAATAACTGTGAAGATAATGTAGATCTTTATGGATATTTTCAATCTGAAAAATACTTTAAGAATATTGAAGAAGATCTTAGAAAAGATTTTACTTTTAAATCTGAAGTAGTGGATGTATGTGAAGAGTTTATTCAAGAGATTGTTAAGAGTGATCAAATAATCTCTTTGCATATTAGAAGAGGGGATTATTTAACCTTACAATCCTTTCATCCAACTCCACCACTTGAGTATTATTCTGAAGCACTATCAAGGTTTGGGGATATTCCAGTCATTATTTTTTCAGATGATAGTGAGTGGTGCGTGAGACAAAATTTATTTGATCCAGATAGATTTTTTATATCTCAAGCAAATATGGCAGAATATGATATGTGCCTTATGTCTATGTGTACTCATCATATCATTGCAAATAGTTCATTTAGTTGGTGGGGAGCATGGTTAGCTAAAAGTAAAAATGTTATTGCTCCAAAAATTTGGTTTGGACCTTCTTTACCAGACCATAATACAAAGGATCTTTATCTAGATGATTGGGAGGTTTTATGAGAACTTTAAATGATTTTTTTGACAAGATTTATTGTATTAATCTTGATGATAGAAAAGATAGGATGGTAGAGGCTGCAAAGCAATTCCATAAACATAACCTTTGGGTGGAAAGAGTTCCTGGAATTAAAGGTTCTAATATGAATCTTGACTTTCCTCCCCAAATTAAAGAAGGGGCAGTTGGATGTGCACTGTCTCAGTTGTTTACTCTTAAGTTGGCAAAACAAATTAAAGCAAAAACTTTTTTGCTTCTTGAAGATGATATTGAATTTGATGAAGATTTAAATAGCAAGTTCAATAGGTATCGTGCTGAAGTTCCACATGATTGGGACATGCTATATCTTGGAGGTCAACATTTTCATGGAATGAATCTTACCCAAGTATCTGAACATATTTACAGATGTGAATATACTTTGGCAGCACATTCTGTTGCTTTTAAGTATACAGTTTATGATAGGTTCATTAATAACTTAATAGATATTACTAAACCTTGTGATGTTCATTATGCACAATCTCATAAGGAAATTAATGCATATGTAATAGTCCCACATTTAACTTGGCAAAGAGAAAGTTATTCAGATATTGAAGGTTTTAATGTTGACTATTCATTTTTAAAAGATCATAGATATCCACAGTGGGGGAAACCATGACAGATACTTCTACAGTAAAAAAGAAACTTAAAGGAATTGGTCCTATTCTTTGGATCAATCTTGATACTGAAACAAACAGACAGGACCACATGAATAGTCTGTTTGATTTTTATGGAATAGAAAATACTAGAATCTCTGGAATTGATGCCAGAGGAGATAATGATGTAACTGATCTTCTAGTTGGTAAATTTCCTGAGTTATTGACTCAAGGAGAACTTGGGTGTACTATGTCTCACCTAAAGGCGATAAAACATTTCTACTTTGAAACACAATTAGATCACATTATTATATGTGAAGATGATATTGTATTTGATACAGTTCCTTACTGGCCTTTTACATGGGGTGGGTTTATGGCTTCTGCACCTTATGACTGGGATGTTTTGCAGTGTGCTATTACTAGCACTAAAAATCTAAGAGCAAATCTACACCCAAGACTTATAAATGATTTCTGTGCAGCATTTTATGTCATAACAAGACATCATGCAAAGAAAATAATTACTAATCATTGTAGAGGAGACAAATATAGGTTAGATCAAAAAATAAAACCAAGAGCAACTTCAGAAGAGATTATCTATAATTCTGGCAGGACTTACTCAATGCCATTATTTACATATAGATATGATTTTGAATCTGGAATTCACCAAGATCATATTGAAGTTTTTCACAAACAAAACGTGGAAGGAGTGTTAAATTTTTGGAAAAATAGACAACCATCTATGGACTCTAATAATCTTTTAGATTATGAGTACTATGGATTCTGGGAACCATTAGTCCATGCTATAGATCCTTGACAAAACTTAATGGATCATATATAATATTGTAATGTTTCTTAACAATTTTAAATGACTGTAACAACTAATGAGTATGGGCAGCAAAACATGTTTGCTAAAGAACCTGTTATGTATATCTCTGATGCTGATGCAATCAAGTATGGTATGATGACCCATAATGAAAGAGCAGAACTTGCTAATGGTCGTTGGGCAATGATGGGCATCATTGCAGGACTTGCCTCTTATGCAATCACTGGTAATCTGTTCTTTGGTCTTGCCTGATGACTGAAACAATCTTTACATTTACAGGGGTTGCATTTTTGGTGCTTTTGAGTTATGCTGTAGAGAAGGTCTGCGAAACTTACTGATGAGTGCTGGAATGCTTGGGCAACTTAGTCTTGCCCTTCAACAACTTATAGAAGATGGTGCCTGGTCTACTGATGATGAACTTAAAGTTTGTATCGCAGGCACATTAAAAAAAGACAAATTTATTGTTATTCAAAACACTACTAAAAGAGGACAAACAAAATGAAATTCGGATGGACACCTGAGGCAGAGATTCTTAATGGTCGCCTTGCTATGCTTGGTTTTGTAATTGCAGTTGGAACTTATTTCACAACTGGGCAAATTATTCCTGGAGTATGGTGAAACCCTAACAAAAATAAGCAATAATACTTATCCTCATTCTAAATATGAGTGGGGAACATTTATATTTCAAATGATAATAGCAGAATTATATTTTACAATATTATTCTCTATTATAATAATAAAAGCAGCATATACAAAATAGTTTTATATCCTCTTCTATATACAGGAGAGGATTTTTTATTATGCCTAGAAATCAACTAACAAAAGAAGAAATTAAAGTTCAGGTAGAGAAGTTAAAGACTGAACTTTATAATGAGAAAACTTTTGAGTCAAAGGATCTTGCTCATAAGTATCTCAACAAAGTCTTAGACAAGATTGGTGAATATTTTTCTTGATTGGTGTGGGTGAAGGTATCAAAATCTAAATAGGGTAGTTGTCAAAGATATAATGAAAATAGATCTTCATAACTTCTTTCTACATTTTGATCCAAAGAATCCAAAGCATGTTGCAGCAGTAGAGCAACTTGAAAAAGATTTGGAACAAAAGCAACCAGATTTGATTCAAGATGAATCTAATTGGGTCAAAATTTTTAGAGAAAAAACACCAGTTCCTACACATACTGGAGTTTTATCCGTTCCATATTTTCCTCAAACTGATAATTATAGAGATGCAGATAGAACTTGCAACTCTTCATCCTGTGCTATGTGCCTTGAGTTTTTAAAACCAGGAACACTAAAAGGGGCAAAGGGAGATGATGCCTACATTCAAAAAGTATTTGCAATTGGTGATACAACAGATCACTCAGTTCAAACCCGTGTTCTTGAGGGTTATGGTGTTAAGTCATACTTTAGTTACAACCTTTCTTTTTCTGATCTTGATAAGAGTTTATCTATTGGAAAGCCTGTCGTTATTGGCATTCTGCACAGGGGTTCTCTTTCTGCACCTACTGGCGGGCACATGGTTGTAGTCATTGGTAAGAAAGGTAATGACTATGTTGTTAATGATCCTTATGGTAGTTTGAATGATGGATACACTGGTGCAGTAACCAATGGCAAAGGTGCAGTATACAAGAGATCTGATTTAACTCATAGGTGGTTAGAGCACGGTAAAGATAAGACTGGTTGGGGAAGAATCTTTAAATGACTTTAAAGGCAGGAATAGATTTAATTAAAAAATTTGAAGGATGCCATCTTAAAGCATATCCAGACCCACTATCTGGTGGTCTTCCAATCACTATTGGTTGGGGGTCTACTCGTAAGAAGAATGGGACACCATTTAAACTTGGAGATACCATTACTCAAAAGGAAGCAGATGAATTGTTGATTGCTCAATGTGAGAGTCAGTTCTTACCAGCACTTTCTAAAATCCCATATTGGAGAGAAATGAATGACAATCAACGCGGAGCACTTTTATCCTTTGCTTACAATCTCGGTGCTGGCTTTTACGGGGGAAGTAACTTTAATACTATCACTCGCAACCTTCGTGAGAAAAATTGGACGGCAATTCCAAAAACATTAGAGATATATCGTAATCCTGGAAGTAATGTTGAGGTGGGATTATTGAGACGTAGAAAAGCAGAAGGAAAACTTTGGTCTACACCATAAAAGGTTTTGCGATTCCCTCATTTATCATTCTTTCATTAACTGTAACAGGTTCTCCGACAAGATAAAGAGTTCCAAGAATTCTTCCATACTTATCTTCCTTGAATGTTTCAATAACCCATTCACCTTTTTTGGATAATTCAGTTTTTAACCATTCCTTTGCCACTAATCCCTTTGCTTTTTCTTCTAGGTTTAATGTCTTTGTTTCGGCAGTATTAATACCTTTAAGACGAACTCTTTGGGATATTGTAATTCCAAATCCTAAATCAATATCTAAATCAACAGTGTCTCCATCAACGACCTTGTTGATTTTTTTTATTTTGTAGTTATACATTATTCTTTAGTCTCCAAATATGCCAATCTTAGTATGTAGTAAATGCACCACATAGTAAAAACTAAACCTGATCCAAGAATTATACATACTCCCCAAGGAAAATTATTCATCCCACCCCTCTTGTCTGTGTATCCATATTTTTAAATCTTTTACATATTTTCTTAATATTTGTGCTTGTTCTTCGTGCCATGGATTTCCTGTTTCCATTCCTATCCTTGTATGATTATCTATTGCTTGTAGTATTTGGTGAATGGGTTTGTTCCAACATTCACGATTGGGAGTATTCCACTCTCTTGGCATAAGACCTCATTTTTTCTTGCCACCATTCTTTGCTTTCTTAGCAGTAGCATTCCCTTGATTTTGTTTGGATCCATTAGATCCCTTCTTGCCTTTATTTGGCGACTTAGACATTTTTAATTTATCTAATAATTAATATTTATCTTTTAGCAAATGCCAGTTGACAAGGCAGCAGTGACTTGTTACTATAAGGTGTAACATTGGTTAAACTATGAAACTTTTTGGAACTGCCATTGCTGGCATTATGATTGCCACCAGTCTTCTTCCTGCTTATGCTGGTGATGATGATAGGCGAAATCAATCTAACAACACTAATACCAATACCAATACCAATACTAATAATAACGATAATAGTAACAGTAATACCATTACTTCTAATGGTGGTTCTTCTACTTCTACTTCCACCCAAACTACTTCTAATAATCTAGGTGGGTCTACGAATACTCTTGTTAATCAAGGAACTGTTTATTACCCTGATTGGATTAATGTTGCCCCCTCGCAGTCTTCTCTTTCTATGAGTTCTGCTTCTTGTCAGGGCCCAACTATTAATGGTGCTGTTCAAACTTTGGAGACTGATCCTTTTAATAATCAATATGGAGTTCAAGGAAGTATTGGTATTTCTATTCCCCTGACAGGTCAGAAGGATTGTTATGCTGTTCAGTCCAGTCTTCGTAAGAGGGCACTGTTTGAGAATGCTGCCAATACTGCTATGATGTGCAGTCAATTGGAAAAGATGAATGTCAAATTTGATGATGCAAGGTTCCCTGAACTTTCTTCCTGCCTTCCTCCTGTGGTCTCTACTGCGAAGTAAATCTTAAGAAACCTGTCATAGGCACTTTTGCTCATTGACAGGATTTCCTGACAATGCTATAATAAATAAATGTTAAGGAAGGAAACATTCCTTAATAATTATTTCTAACAAACTTAACGGAGTTTTACTTATGGTCGCTTCAATCGCCCAAAGGCGTGAGAGCAATACTTGGGAACAGTTCTGTGAGTGGGTAACTTCAACTAACAATAGACTCTATGTTGGTTGGTTTGGGACACTAATGATCCCTACTCTTCTTGCTGCTACTATCTGTTTCATTGTTGCTTTCATTGCTGCACCTCCTGTCGATATTGATGGGATTAGAGAACCTGTTTCTGGTTCACTCATGTATGGCAACAACATCATTTCTGGTGCTGTTGTTCCTTCTAGCAACGCTATTGGTCTTCACTTCTATCCCATCTGGGAAGCAAACTCACTTGATGAGTGGCTATATAATGGTGGACCTTTTCAACTGGTTGTTTTCCATTTCCTGATTGGTATTTATGCTTACATGGGACGCGAATGGGAATTGTCTTACAGATTGGGTATGCGTCCTTGGATTTGTGTTGCCTACTCTGCACCCGTTGCTGCTGCTAGCGCAGTGTTTCTGGTCTATCCCTTTGGTCAGGGATCCTTCTCTGATGCAATGCCTCTGGGGATTTCAGGAACTTTCAACTACATGCTTGTTTTCCAGGCAGAACACAACATTCTTATGCACCCTTTCCATATGCTGGGAGTTGCTGGGGTCTTCGGTGGTTCTCTTTTCTCTGCTATGCACGGATCTCTTGTCACCTCTAGTCTCGTTCGTGAGACGACAGAAACTGAGTCACAGAACTATGGATATAAGTTTGGACAAGAAGAAGAAACATACAACATTGTAGCTGCACATGGTTACTTTGGTCGTCTGATCTTCCAGTATGCTTCTTTCAACAACTCACGTTCACTACACTTCTTCCTTGCTGCTTGGCCTGTTGTTGGCATCTGGTTTACTGCTCTTGGTGTTAGCACCATGGCATTCAACTTGAATGGATTCAACTTCAACCAGTCTATTGTTGATAGTCAGAACCGTGTGATCCCTACTTGGGCAGACATTCTAAACCGTGGTGGTCTTGGTATGGAAGTGATGCATGAAAGAAATGCTCACAACTTCCCCCTTGACCTTGCTGCTGCTGAGACAACTCAGGTTGCCTTGACTGCACCTTCTATTGGTTGATACCTTAACTGGTATAAAATAAATTAATCCCCTTCTGGGGATTTTTTTATGTAAATAAATACCTATAAGTCGCAAGTACTTATGGTTCCTCTGCATTCGCCTAAGGACTATCTGTTTAATCTTCACACATCATCTAAAAGTGAGGCAAAGCGATTATGGAGACAGAATATAAAGGATGCATGGAACCATGAATGTGCTTATTGTCAATCAAAAGAAAATATAACACTAGATCATATCCTGCCCCAGTGTAAGGGTGGTTTAGATATTAAGACAAATGTAGTTGCATGTTGCCATTCCTGCAATCAATCCAAGGGACATATTCCTTGGGAAGAATGGTACTTCAATCAAGTTTTCTTTTCTGAAGAGAACTATAATAAGATTAGAAATTGGATGAAACCAGAAAAACCATCTAATTTATACAGATATCCTCCTAGAAGAAATTATGTACCTTAAATGATATCCTCAGACACTCCTTATAAACTAGCAGAAATTATCAGAGATACATGGCCTCAACTTTACAGGCCAATAAAAATGCCTTATAATAAAACAAAAGAATTAAAATCCAAGAATGAAAAAGTATAATACAGAAGATTACTTTTCTGTAAGAGAAAGAAGGACTGGAAGAAAGATTTGTGACTGTGGGGATTTTGAAGATGCAAGAATGCTCATGTATATGGATGCACCAAATCGTGAAATTGTAAAAAACAAAACACTCATGAGCTCAGTTATTGATGTAGAAATGCCAAAAGCACTTCCTACTAATGAGATAGTACAAGGTGGTGTTGGTAATTCTTGGGAAAATCCAATGCCATCTGGTAATGGACCTGGATCATTACCTCAAATTAAACTTCCAGAAAGACAACAAGAACCTTTTATTGTTAATTAATATGAAAGTATGTCATGTAGTTTTTTCTACCAATAGGGTAGAGTTTTTGAAAAAAACATTTGAAGCACAAAAGAAATTTGATTATACTGGAGTAGAAGTACATAAACTTTTTATTGATGATTATCCTCTAGGTAGAGACAATGATGCTTTAGTTGAATTTGTAAAATCTTATGGATATAATGAAGTAATCCTTCATGAAGAAAACCTTGGAATTACAAAAACTTGGCAACAACTTTTTGATATAGTTAAGGATAGGGATTATGATTATATTCTACATCAAGAAGATGATGTAGAAATCATGTACCCATTAAAAGTTCTTGACATGATTGAAATTCTTCAACAAGATCCTACTTTATCTCAAGTTCAATTGAAGAGAAATAATTGGTATGGTCATGAAACAGAAGAGATAGGACCTAGAGAAGATGATGTAGTTTTTAAAAATTATAGATATGAAAAAGCAACTCCATATTTTTGGATGTTAACTTCTCTTTATCCTGCATGGATAGCAAAAGAACCTATTCTAGAAAGAACTGGATATAATCCTTCAGAATCAGTTATTGCTCAATATTTACAAATGCAATATAATATTGGTGCAGCATTATTAAAAACTGATACTGGTGGAATGATGGTCAATCATATTGGCGATTATTTTCATGGTAAAAGAGTTGCAGAAGGAGAACCTGGATGGGATAGATTTCATATGCTTAATCCAGACATAAAATATTGTTCACGAACAGGAGATTATTGGAATGAAGGTTAATTTAATAGTTGTTGATAATTTTTACGATAATCCTGATCAAGTCAGAGAATTTGCATTAGCACAACAGTTTGAAGTTAGGGGAAATTATCCTGGACTTAGAACTAAATCATTTTTAAATGATAGTCAAAAAGCAGTTATAGATGCACTACTTAGATACCCTGCTGGAGGAGTATCTGATTGGCTACTTGATGAGAATTCAGATGGATATGATGGAGCATTTCAAATCTGTACCCAAAATGATAGAACCTGGATTCATTCAGACTATAATAATATGTGGGCAGGAGTTTGTTATCTAACTCCAGATGCTCCTATCAGTGGAGGCACTGCTCTCTACATGCACAAACAAAGTGGAGAGAGACAATCAGTAGGTAATACTGATCATGGAGAAGATGCTAGAGATTATACTAAATGGGAAGTAGTAGATAGGATTGGAAACATTTACAATAGATTAATTCTTTATCCTGGTAATATGTACCATGCATCTTTAGATTACTTTGGGTCAAATCTAAATGATGGAAGACTGTTTCAAACTTTCTTTTTTAATACTGCGTATTGATCATGAGAATTTATAATGAAGGAACTTCTTATCAGGAAGTTCCTTGGGAGATGGGAAAATTTAGTTATGGACCAGAATGTGGACATGTTCACATTCAGCAATTCTTTGAAAATACTAAATTATACATAGGAAATTATACTGCTATAGGTCCAAATACAGCTGTTTATTTGGGGGGCAATCATATTACTAATTGGGCAACTGCTTTCCCCTTTAAAGCATATTATATGTTCAATAAAGCAAATCCTTTAATTAATTACAGTAATGGTGATGTAGTTATTGGCAATGATGTTTGGATTGCTGCCAATACAACTATTATGAGTGGAGTTACTATTGGAGATGGAGCAGTAATTGCTAATAATTCTCATGTGGTTAAGGATGTACATCCCTATACTGTTGTTGGAGGAAACCCAGCTAAAGTAATTAGAAAGAGATTCTCAGATAACATTATAGAACTACTTCTGAAATTGAGATGGTGGGAGTTTGAGGATGATCAAATTAATGATATGCTTCCAATACTCCAAAACGATCCTACAGAAATAGAGATAACAGATTTACTTAATAGGTATAGATCCCATGAACTACATGCTTAATGCAACTATTAATCAAGATTTTTCAAAAAGAATCTTTGTTGTAGATAATTTTTACTCTGATCCTTATACAGTAAGAGAGTATGCTTTGCAACAAGAATTCATTGCAGACCTTAGATATTATAAAGGAAAAAGAACTCAAGAAAAGTTTTTTGTTCCTGGAACAAAAGAAGTCTTTGAATCTATCATTGGATCTCAAATTAATATTTGGGAAGAGTATGGTATGAATGGTGTATTTCAAACATGTAATGCAGAAGATCCCCTTGTATATCATACAGATTTACAACAATGGGCAGGCATGGTATACTTAACTCCAGATGCTCCTTTTGAGTGTGGAACTTCCATGTATGCTCATAAAGAAACTAGAGCAAGGCATACATCAGATCCTGGGATTGAAAATGCATTTGCTGGAGGATTTTATGATAAAAGTAAATTTGAATTAGTTGATACTGTTGGTAATGTTTTTAATAGACTTGTTATTTTTAATGGCAAGTGTATACATTCTGCCTCAGAATACTTTGGCCAAACATTAGAAGATTCCAGATTGTTCCATATGTTTTTCTTTGATTGATATGAAAAATTATAAGTTTAGTATTATTACTCCAGAGCATAGTAAAAAAAATATTCCTTTCCTAATTGAATTGTATGAAACAATTAGGGATCAAACTTATACTGATTGGGAATGGATTCTTTATTTGAATGGTGAATGTAAAGTTTCAGACATTCCAGATGAAATTAAATCCGATAAAAAAGTAAAGATCCATACAGGAATAACTAATCCCAATATTGGGTTTATTAAAAATAAAGCTTTTTTCCTGGGGACTGGAGATATTCTAGTAGAAGTAGATCATGATGATTTACTTTCTTTAGATTGTTTAGAGGAACTCAATCTAGCTTTCCAAGATGAAGAAATTGGATTTGCTTACAGTGAAAATCTTCTTTATGATATGAGAGGCAATGAGTTTAAAGTTCCTTGGAATCCTGAAAATGGATGGACCAATACTTGGGTCAATTTCAGGGGAGAAGATTTTATGAAAATAGATCAGTTCCCAGCAACTAGTCAGAGTGTGAGTATTATTTGGTATGCTCCAGACCATGTTAGATCTTGGAGAAAGGAAATTTATCATGAATTGGGTGGGCATAATCCAGAGTTAAATATCTGCGATGATCATGAATTAGTAATTAGGACTTATCTTAAAACTAAATTTAAATTTATTAAGAAAATTCTTTATTACTATAGATGGTTGCCAGGAGGAGATAATACCCAACTCATTAGAAATGAAGCAATTCAAATCAAAACTTTTGAATTGATGAGGGAATATTCTCAACTGTTGGCAGAAAGAGATGCTGATCTTAAGGGTTTGATGAAGGTTGATATTGGTGGAGGATTATTTCCAAGACCTGGATATGTTACTATTGACCAAGAAGGTGGGGACATTACTTGTGATTTAAATGAAGGAATTCCACTACCAGACAATAGTGTTGGTGTTATTAATGCAAGTCATGTATTAGAACACCTAAAGGATCCAATCAAATCCATGAAAGAAATTTACAGAGTTCTTTGTGATGGGGGTTGGGCATTCATTGAAGTTCCTTCTACTGATGGTAGAGGAGCTTTCCAAGATCCAACTCATGTTAGTTTTTGGAATGAAAATAGTTTCTGGTATTATACTAGAAGAGATAAAGCACAATTCATCAGAAATGATACAATTAAGTTTCAAGAGTTTAGACTTGATACTACATGGTGGCAAGACAACATAGCAGTAACAAGTGCTTGGCTTTGTGCCATAAAATCAAATACACGTAGACCACATCCAGTTAGAATTTAAAGTTATGAATTTTACAGTTTACAGCAAAAGAGGTTGTCCATATTGCGACAAAATTAAAACAGTTCTTGGGGATCTTAGTATCAGAAAAGGGATCCCTGTAATTTCATATGAGCTTGGTACTGATTTTACCAGAGAAGAATTTTATTCAGAATTTGGTCAAGGATCTACTTTTCCTCAAATCATTATGAATGGTAAGCATCTTGGTGGATGTTCTGATACAGTTAAATACCTTAGTGAACAATCACTTCTTTGATGAGTTCTATAAATAATCAAAGAACCCCTGATATTAATAGGGGTGTTGAGTTGCTGTTAAGAAGGAGGACACCTGAAAAGAAAACATTTTCATTTGTTTTTCAAAAGATGGTCTCTTTTTTAAGAAAAGATATAACCATCTACTTTAATATTTCTCTTGATATCAAGAGACAAAAGTAGTAAGGAGTACTAAAATGATAGCAATAACACTAGTTTTCTCAGTAATGTTTTTCATTATGTCTTTGGTGGTTGGGGGATTAGTTGGTTGGGTTTATAGAGAACATGCTTGGTCCCAACAAGTTGCAAGATTACATCCAGAAATGTATGATGAAAATGGAAATGTTATTCCTGATGAAATTATTGCCTTTAGATTTGAAGGAGATCTAGAGGAAGAAGATCCTGAAGATTAATTAATTGGAGTTAAACTTATGAAATTACCACCAAATCAATTGGTGTCTGAAATCATTCAAAGAGTTTCTAATGCAAAAACTAGAGACGAAAAGATTCAAATTTTAAGGCACTATGATTCCCCTGCTCTTAGAGCAGTTCTCATATGGAATTTTGAAGATAAAGTATTATCTGATCTACCTCCTGGAGATGTCCCATATACCCCAAATGATGCCCCAGCAGGCACAGAACACTCAAAGCTTATTCATGAGTGGCAAAAGTTTAATCACTTTGTTCAAGGGGTTACTAATGTTACTAAAATTAAAAAAGAAGTAATGTTTATTCAACTTCTAGAAGCTCTACATGCATCTGAAGCTGAATTAGTTTGCGTTATGAAAGATAAGCAACTACATAAAAGATTTAAAATTACAAAAGCAGTTGTTCAAGATGCTTTCCCAGAAATTCAATTCTCATCTTGATTAAATTGAGGTAAGTAGAATTGAATGTTATTCATAAAGATTGTAATAAAGATTTATCTAAAGATAAATCTCTTCCAAGAAATAGTTACTTAGTTACTTATATTGACAAAGATAAACTTAAATATGATATAGTGCAAGCAAGTTGTTTTGTGGAAGTTTTTGATAACTATTATGATGAGTTAGGAAAGGATAAGATTAAAAGCATTAAATGGACTGATGGGGCAGCAAACCCCAAAACATACGGAGAAAAACCTAAAAAAAAGTCAAGATGAAATGGGCAAACATTATTTACTAAACCTATATGGATGCTCATTCGTTCTTTTGGATGATGAACAAATTTTAGTTAACCTGCTGGAATTTGCAGCAGTTAAAAGCAAAGCAACTGTGATTCAAACTATATCTAAAAAGTTTGAACCACAAGGAGTGACTGTAATATGCTTACTCTCAGAGAGTCATATTAGTATTCACACTTGGCCTGAAGAAGGAAAGGCTGCAGTAGATGTATATACTTGTGGTGATTGTGATCCAAAAATTGGGTGTGATATTATCATAGAACAACTGTGCTCACAAAGTCATACTTTAAGTTATATTGAAAGGTAAATTTTAAATAACATTACTAAAGATAGATCCGATGACTGAAGACAAAGAGATTGACTGGGGGGATTGACTTTCCCCCTTTTTTTGTGTAGACTATCTTAAAAGTAAGATATCTTATGGATAGAGAAAAAGTTAGAATGATTGTTAGAAACATGGAACTTCTAGTTCAATCTTTAAAGCACGAAATAGAAGGACCTCCCATGCATATTTCAGTAGAAGAGGATGCTATGGTAACTCCTTTTACTGAAGATTATGATGAGGCGTACTAATGAAGTTTAATGATGCTGCAAGGTTAGCCAAGGTTGCATTGAAACAACCTTGGTTGTATGATGAGAAAGAACTACAGTACATTAAAAAAGCAAAAAAACTTGCACAAAAAGCTTTAAAACTTAAGCATATGAAAGGAGAAAAAGATGAGTTCTAATGTTAAATTTATTTCAGTTACCCCAGATGCAGAAAAAACAATGGCATATATTGCTAGAGTTTCTAATCCTGCAAATCAAGATAACGAGAACTATGCCAAGTTGCTTGCTTATTGTATTAAGCATAATCATTGGTCTGTGTTTGAACAGTCTTCTATGACATTAGAGATTGAAACCAATCGTGGTATTGCAGCACAAATATTGAGGCATAGATCTTTCACATTTCAAGAATTTTCTCAAAGATATGCAGACACAAATCTGCTATCTAATCATATTCCTATTCCAGATCTTCGTAGACAGGATACAAAGAATCGTCAAAACTCTACTGATGATCTTGGTGAATATGTAAAATTAGGATTACAAGGTGAAATTGCAGAGCACTTTAAATCATCTTTGAATCTTTATAATAGACTTATTGAAAGAGGAGTTGCAAAGGAGTGTGCTCGTTTTGTTCTTCCTTTAGCAACCCCCACTAGAATCTATATGACTGGCTCTTGCAGGTCCTGGATTCATTATATCAATCTGCGTTCTGCTCATGGCACTCAGAAAGAACACATGGATATTGCTGAAGCATGTAAGTGTGTTTTCATTTGCCAGTTCCCAGAAGTATCTAAAGCTCTTGGATGGGACAATACAGAAAATTGCCCAGAATGTATTGATGCTCCTTCAATTTGTATAGAATAAATATCTTTGTATAGTATTATTACTTATGGCAGTATATCCAATTATTCATGTAGATACTGGAGAAAAGAAAGTAATTGAAATGAGCATTCATGATATTACTCAGTGGTATAAAGATAACCCTGAATGGAGAAGAGATTGGTCTGAGGGATGTGCAAGTCCTGGAGAAACTGGTGATTGGAGAAACAAACTAATTAGCAGAAATCCAGGATGGAATGATGTCCTAAGTAAAGCAAGTAAAGCCCCTGGATCTAGAGTAAAAAAAATCTAATGACAAGAAAAAAAAGAAACAACGATTTACATCCAATTGGTATTGGAATGACTTCAAGGCAAATGAAGAGAAGGAAACCAATCAATACAGATCTATTGCTGGATATAAATCCAGTAACTGAAAACCAAGGTAAACTTTTTGATGCTTATAATTCAGATAAACATCTTTTTGTTTATGGTTGTGCTGGAACTGGTAAAACATTTTGTGCATTATACTTAGCACTTAAAGATGTTCTTTCTGAGATTACTCCATATCAAAAGATTGTTATTGTTAGATCTTTAGTTGCAACTAGAGAGATTGGTTTTCTTCCTGGAGATCATGATGACAAGTCTGCACTTTATCAGATCCCATACAAGAACATGGTTAAGTACATGTTTGAAATGCCATCTGATGCAGAATTTGAAATGCTCTATGGAAGTCTAAAAACTCAAGAGACTGTTACTTTTTGGAGCACATCTTTTATCAGGGGGACAACCTTAGATAATTCTATTATTATTGTAGATGAAGCTCAAAACTTGAACTTTCATGAACTTGATAGTATAATTACAAGGGTTGGAGACAACTCAAGGATTGTGTTTTGTGGAGATGCTACACAATCAGATTTAACTAAGACTAATGAAAGAAATGGCATTTTAGATTTTATGAAAATCATTCAAAGAATGCCTGAATTTGAAACCATTGAATTTGGCGTAGAAGATATTGTTAGATCTGGACTAGTTAAATCTTATATCGTTAATAAAATAGCTGCTGGATTTTAATGTTTAATCATATTGATATTAGTCTCCCTCAATTAGAGAGGGAGGCAATTGATGGTGTAAGATACTATAAAGTTCCTGATGGAGATGAACTTCTAAAGTTTGTCTCCATTACTTCTGTAACTAGTCACCACAATAAACATATTTTTGAGAAGTGGCGAAAAAAGGTAGGAGAAGAAGAAGCAAATAGAGTCAACAAACAAGCAACTACACGTGGTACTCAAATGCACTTTTTGTGCGAGCAGTACTTAAATAACCTAGATTGTAATAGTGATGTCAACCCAATGTCTGAAATGTTATTTCAGATTATGTGTAGAGAATTAAAAAAAATAAATAATATCTATGCACTTGAGTCTTCATTATACAGCAAGCAGTTGGGTATAGCAGGAACAGTAGACTGTATTGCTGAATATAATGGTGAGTTGGCAATCATAGACTTTAAAACTTCAAAGAAAGAAAAACCAAGAGAATGGGTTGAACATTACTTTGTTCAAGCAGCAGCATATGCTTGTATGTTTTATGAATTGACTGGTATCCCAGTTAAAAAACTTGTAATTCTTATGGCATGTGAAGATGGTGATTGCGTTGTTTATGAAGAGTATGATAAAATGAAATACATCAAACTTCTTTCACAGTATATTAAAGATTTTATACAATTTAAACTAAAAGAATATGGAAAGTAAATTAAAATCTGCATTAGAATCAAAGTTTTTATGTCAGGCAAAATTCTCTCAACTGATTGAAGATCTAGTCAAGGTCAATAAAGATATGAATTATATTGATGCAATAGTTCACTATTGCGATCAAAATAATATTGAAGTAGATTCTGTTGGTAAACTAATTAGCAAACCTTTGAAAGAAAAACTCAAATGTGATGCTATCAATTTAAATTTTCTAAAGCGTACATCTAGAGCAAAACTTTTAATATGACACCATTTGATGCCTATAAAACTTACATTGCATTGAAGAATCATTTTAGCAAAGACAAATATGATTATCACAAGTATGCAGGCAAGTCTAGAGCATCAATAGAATCATTTAATAAAAGAAAGGATAAGTATTGGTTTGAAAAACTTAGCAGACAAAAGAGCGATGATGAGGTTAAAAACTTCTACATCGCTAATTTTGTAGAAGCAGATGATCCAAATAGTTTGTGGATTGGTAATGTGATTAGAGCAGGAGATATTTACTATAAGGATTGGGTTAAACGACAGCAAAGTTTGCAGTATCTTTTCACACAAGAGTCACAAACTTTCTTTTCTGAGTATACTTTAGACCAAGCATTTGATTGTAAGAAGGGTCATCCACCTGTATTAAGAAAGTTCCTGAGCGGGAATATTTCACCTGAAACACTAGTGATCTATGATAGAATATTCCTGATCAGGAATAATTTTGACAAGAAACTTTTAGATCCAATTTGGGAATCTGTGTCTTTAAAAATAAAGAAGTACACACCATTTCTAAATATCGATGTGTTTAAGTATAAAAAGATTTTAAAGGATACAATTACAGGAGAATAAAATGTCTTTTTTTGATTCAGAAATGGTTCAAGAAGAAATGAATACTATTGCAAAGATTCAAAAGAAGATCGTAAAAGAACTTCCATCATTTTTCATTATGGATACTAATGAAAAATTAGAACATATAAATCTTCTTTCTGAACTTTTAGAAAAGCAACAAATTCTTTATACTAGACTAACTCTTTCTGATGATCCAGATGCTCTGAGATTGAAAGAGCAAATGATAGAATCAGCAAAGATATTAGGATTTGGCCCAAATCCTGATGTGAATGTTGTATTTAAATCTATGCAGAAAACAATTGATAGTCTTAGAAAGACTGCTCTAAAGGGCAGATAAATAAGGTTGACAAGAGTATTTGGTTGTGCTATAATACTTTTGTGATCTCAATCCGATCAATCCAATTAATCCGAGGTAATCCATGTCTTTTTCAGACCTTAAAAAACAATCCAAGCTTGGTTCTCTTACTTCTAAACTGGTACAAGAAGTAGAGAAGATGAATACTTCAAGTAATTCTGCAGATGATAGACTGTGGAAACCTGAAGTAGACAAAGCAGGTAATGGATTTGCAGTTATTAGATTTCTTACTGCTCCAGAGGGAGAAGATCTTCCATGGGCAAAAGTATATAATCATGCCTTCCAGGGAACTGGTGGATGGTTAATTGATAATTGTCTTACAACTCTTGGTCAACAGTGTCCAGTTTGCGAAGCAAATCGTGAACTGTGGAATACTGGAAGCAAAGCAAACCAAGAAATTGTTCGTCAAAGAAAGCGTAAACTTTCTTACTACTCCAACATCTATGTTGTGAGTGACAAGGCACACCCTGAGAATGAAGGTAAGGTGTTCCTGTTCAAGTATGGCAAGAAGATCTTTGATAAGATCTCTGCTGCTATGCAACCAGAGTTTGATGATGAAACTCCTATTGATCCTTTTGACTTCTGGAATGGTGCAAACTTCAAAGTGAAGATCACCAAGAAAGATGGTTACTGGAACTATGATAAGTCTGAGTTTGAATCTCCATCAACCTTGGGGAACTTTGATGATGATACCCTTGAAGGAATCTGGAAAAAAGCATACTCTCTTCAAGAGTTTATGAAGGCAGAAAACTTCAAGTCTTATGAGCAACTTGATGGTAGACTGAAAGCAGTTCTTGGTAAGAAGACTACTCCTAAGCAAGATGAATCTACTGAAGGAGAAGATGATAGTCGTGGTTCTCTGGAAGAAGAAGTGATTGATCTTCCTAGGTTTACTTCTAATAGTAAAGCATCACAATCTTCTGATGATGAAGATGATGATGCTCTGAGTTATTTCCAAAGACTGGCTGAAGAATGATTATATCAGGAGGTGCTTAGTCACCTCCTTTTTTTGTTTTTATATCTACATACTGAGTTGAAAATCCATAGGACATTATTTCTTCCATATCATCTATAATAGTCTGTAAGAATTTTGGTTTTAGTACATAGATATTTCTTTTCTTATCATTTTGAGCAATCTCATATTCATAAATGCTTACTGATTTTACTGGGTTAATAGTAACTGTATCTCCTTGTATGTTTTCTACTACTTGTGCTGAGTCAAATTTAACCAAAGTTGAATCAAATTTTTGTAATGTTGAATCAAATGAAAATGGTACAGTGATTACATTAATCTGTTGAATAGATGGTTCAAAGTATGTAACAGTAAAATTAGAATCTACTAGTTTCCCAGAAGGAACTATAAGTTTTCCTCTACTATCATAGTGAGATACTGTTTCATAATGATGTGCTTCTGTTAATTGTTCTGAAGTATATTTTCTAAAAATATAATCATCAAATTCAGAGTCTGATAGTGGCCATTCAGTTCTAATATTAATTATATTGTTTGCTAGTAAAACTACCCAATCAAATGTAGGACTTCCATATATTTTTTCTGCAATTTGTTCTGGTCTCTCCTCTCCAACAATTTTATACTTAGTAAATGCCACTGCACTATTAAGTATGTCATCACGAATTTTAGATCTACGAAAGAGATTTTTAACTCTTACTAGATCAGAGGATGAATTTTTAGATTGTAGTTGAGAAGGATATAAAATATCCGAAAAATTTCTAAAGTATGTCATTATTAAAATCCTCCTCTTCTATCAAATTGAGACCCAGTACCTTCAAGCAAACCTCCTCCTGGTGAGGGAGGTCTATATCCAGGATCTCCTGGTATTGCAGTTGGATCTCTTCCTCCAGTAATTGGTATTAGTGGAGCCACTGGAGCACCTGCTCCTCCTGCTGAAGGTCTTGAAGATCCAGGATTATCAGGATTATTTGGAGTTTCTCCTGTTGCTTCAAAATTAGATGAATCTAAACCATTAAGATCAACACCATCTCCAAATCCAACATGATCATCTATTCCATAGTTATCTTCATATATTGGGGTTAACTCTGAGAATGACATAGTTATATTAGTTGCTATTGGTTGAGAACCATTGGCAGATGAATCTTCATAAGTTGCATATAAACCATCTGCAGTATAGTCAACTGTAAAATTAGTTAGGGCACAGGTTTTAATTTGAGTAATACTTCTTAATTGTCTACCATTTGACATGAATTTAATTTGAAATACATTTGGAGCTCCTAAGAAAAATGAAGTTTCTGATGCATTTGATCTTTGAGCAGACATTCCTTTCTTAAAGAATTTAATAATCCTTCTAATATTATTTGCTTCTTTTTGACTTCTTGGTGTCATTTTAATTTGGAATTGAAATGACCTTAACTTTGGACCTTGGAATAATAATTCAAGATTTGGGTTGACTACTGTTCCTGTAGCTCTTGATAAGTATGCAGCAGGATCTACATTAAGTCCAAACTTACTAACTATGGATGCTCCAGCTTTTAAAGTTGCTAATTTTATTATAGTTTCTGAAGCAGCAGCACCTCTAGCTCCTTGAAGTGCTCCTCCTAATCTTGATGTAAACTTAGCAAGATCTAATTCAGTGATATCATTTGCTGCTCCTACTCCTACACTCAATGCTGCTGCTGATAAGGTAGAAAGTTCATTTGATCCCCATCCAGTTTCATTTGCCTCAGATATATTGCTTGGCATTGGAAGAATTACTGACCCTTTTAAATCAGTAAATTGTCTTGAACTTAAGGATTTGTTTCCTAAAATATCAGATGTATTTGCAGAATCAAACCCAGATGAAAATACTTCAGGCACAACATATTTAAATTGACTTATCATCATATAATCTTGACCTAGATTTATATTTTCTGGATAAGAATATGTTTCGTATTTTCCTTCAGATCCATATTTACTTAGATTATTATCAAATGATACTGGTGCACTAGTGCCACCAGCAGCACCTCCAGTATTTGGAGGATTAGATCCTGAATCAGGAGCATTTGGATCTCTAGTTGGTGGAGCTGGTTGTTGTGCTTGACTAAATCTACCTAAAGAGTTTAATCTTTGTTCCTGAACCCCAGTTAAAGGTAGATTTGTTCTTGCCCAATTTGCATAATTTTGATCTACTCTTTGCAGAGCAGTAACATCTAATCCTCCTCCAGACTTAATACTTTTTATTAATTCAGAATCTACATTTACTGGTTTATATGGATCACTTCCATTTGCTTGCCATATACCTTGTCTGGATAATCCCCCCGTTAAAATATTAGAACTTCCAGTTCTTGTATTAAATTCATAGATATAGTCTCCAATATATGTGCTACCTACTGCAGAACTTTTTATGTAAGCTCTGTAAATATCTGGGTTACTACCATCTTGATACCATCCTGGTTTTACTTGCTTGTCTCCAGAAACTATTGACATTTATCTTCCCCACACTTTATTTGATGGAATTGGAATTTCTACGCCACCCAAATCCATCACAAATTCTTCTAATGGTAGTACACATATGGTTTCCCATTCTGCTTCAGCAAGATCTAGGTAAGGGGTTTTAACCTCTGATAATAAGTATTTATGTGCTCCAGTTTCAAATCTTGGAATTTTATTTTTAATCAAACTTTGAACTATTCCTATTCTTTGCTCTGGTTTATAGTAATGTAAATTTACAGCAAAAAATGATTTTGGTTTAAAGTCTAATACAAATGCTAAAGGATATTTATCGTAGTATGGAAGTTCTTCTCTATACTTTGCCTTATATTGAAAGAGCATGAGACTGAACAATTTTGGGAATACCCTCATTGTATTTTGATCTCTTTTTAAAACATTGTCAGACTGATCATAATTCTCTTGTCTGATTAATTTTGTAGGATCATTTTCATATTGTATAGTTTTGGCAGCAAATACTTGAGTTCTATACCATTCTCTAGAAGGAGTTCCTGTTAATTCTTGATTTGATTTTTCTTTAACTTCTTCAAAAATGGTTTTATATGCCAAGGTTATCCTCCGTTAGTATTTGAAATTTCCATTTTCTATCAGCACAAAATTCTTCTGCAGCAGCCCACTTTGCTTGATTTTTTGCAAACTCTTTTATTTCATATACTTGTTTCTGAGAAACTTTTTTACCAAGTTTAGGTCCAGCAACTTGTCTTTTTGGTTTTACTTCTATTAGACTTTCACTTATAGATTTCTCTTTGTCTATGTACTTAATGTAAAAATCAGGAAAGTACTTATGAATTCTTTTATCTAATGGAGATATGTATGGTATCCAAATTTCTTCACTAGACCATTTAATAATATTTTCATTCTTATCGCAGTAATTCATAAACTTTAATTCCCACAAAGATCTGTAGATTATATTTGTATAATCTCCAATATATTTTTGGGGAAATGATGGTTTAAATATTCCCTTATAACTCATACATATATTATAAGGCACTTAAGTTATTTAGATGACAGTAACTAATTACCAACAACTATACTATACAACTGATCAGTTAATAGACAAATTTAAACCTGCTCTAACATCATACTTTAGTGTTTTTATTCCTGGCAAATATGGTAACGCAGATAATGATGATGTAAATTTTTTGGCATATGAAGCTGTTCTTCCCGGAACTTCATTTGAAACTGGTCAAGTTTTTGGAGACAGACAAGGAATCACAGAGCAGTATGCAAATAAAAGAGTTTATCCTTCAGTAGATGTAAGTTTTTATATAGATCAAGACTATAAGGTTATAGAATTCTTTGAGCAATGGATGTCAAAAATATCTCCAAATAAAGGAAAGAGTGGAAATATTGATTCATATAATAAGTTTCAATATCCAGATAAGTACGAAACAAATGTTATAATTACAAAATTTGAAAAAAACTTTAGAGAACCTAGTCAAAGATTATCTAAAGCTGGTATGTATTCTATGCCTAGAAATAGGGTTGAGTACAAGCTTCTAAATGCTTATCCAATCAACCTAATTTCTATCCCTATATCTTATGGTCAAGCAGACATCTTAAGAACTACAGTAACATTTAATTATGATGTGTATAGATATACACCCTTTGCTGATGATAGACAAATTGGTGGTAATGATGAAGGAGGTGCTCGTGTTGTAGGTCCAGGAAATGATAGACCTCTTGAAGGTTCATTTAATGATCCAAATAGTGGATTGTCTAGAGCAGCTAGAGTAGCTCTTGGTGAAGAATGATTTGATTTTTCTCCATAAATAATCATACCTGAATTGTATATTTCAAAATGCCTTTACCAAAAGTAGTAACTCCTTCTTATGAGTTGACTCTTCCTTCTAATAAAAAGCAAATTAAATATAGACCATTTTTAGTTAAAGAAGAAAAAATTCTAATCATCGCTATGGAGAGTGAAAATCCTAGTGAAATTAGAGATGCAATTAAAAATGTATTGAAAGAGTGTATTCTTACTAGAGGAATTAAAGTAGAAACTCTTCCCAGTTTTGATATTGAATATTTGTTCTTGAACATCAGAGCAAAATCAGTTGGTGCTTTAATAGATCTTATTGTTACTTGTCCAGATGATAATGAAACACAAGTAGAAGTGAGTATCAGTGTTGATGAAATTGAAGTTGATGTTCCAGAAGGTCATTCTCAAGATTTGAAAGTGAATGATGATATAACAGTTAAGATGAAGTATCCTTCACTTCAAGAATTTATAGACAATAATTTTAATTTTAGTTCTACTAATAATAGTCAAGAAACTATTCAAAAGTCATTTGAAATTGTTGCTTCTTGTGTAGATCAAGTTTATACCAAAGAAGAATCTTGGTCTGCTTCTGATCTAACTAAGAAGGAACTTGTAGAATGGTTACAAACTTTTGATTCCTTGCAATTTAAAAATATTGAAAAGTTTTTTGATACAATGCCTAAGTTGTCTCATACACTTAAAGTAACTAATCCAAAAACTAAAGTAGAAAATGAGATAGTATTAGAAGGGTTATCAAGTTTTTTCGGATAGTGATGGGGCATGAAAGTTTAGAAACTTTCTATAGAATTAATTTTGCTTTGATGCAGCATCATAAATATTCATTGACAGATATTGAAAATATGATGCCTTGGGAAAGAGAAGTTTATCTTTCTTTATTGGAACAGTACATTGAAGATGAAGAAAAAAAAGCAGCCAAAGCAAATAAATGAACGTAACAGATGCACCATCTGGAATACTAGACCCAAAGCAACCTTATTGGCCTGCTGATAAGGTTAATGAGAGAACTTGGTTGCGTCTTAAAGGAAAATTAACTGGCAGATCAATCCCAGGATTGAGCGAGAACTTTACATCTTATGTAAAACTTGGTGATGCTGATGCTGATAAATTGATTGCAAATATTAAAAAGTATGGTCAGTATCCACAAGTTAATCAAAATGATAAGTATGGTGGTGCATATAATAACGAAGAATATCAGAAGTGGTTAGTTGAAGAGTTTCTTGAAAAACCATTTCAACAACAGACTAATCAAAAGATTGAAGATGCTGCAATAGAATCTAGACTAAAAGAGATACAAGAAGAAAGGAAACAAAAAGCAACATCATTTATTTCTGGAGCAACTTCATTCAGACCAGGCAAAAAAATGTCTCTGAATGTGACTAAAATGCAGGGAATAATTCCAAAAAGATCTATTCCATCAGAAGTATTTCAAAAAATATCCTCTCCTGTAGATACACCAAATATACAACCAAAAGAAGAAGAAGACTCTTCTTCCTTCGGAAGATTGTTATTAAATTTTGTTCAGATTAATAACGATTTAGATGCTATAAAGGAAGTAATAGAAGAAGACTTTAAAACTACAAAAGAAAAAAATAAACAAGAAACAGATGAGTATAGAAAGAGAGTAGCAAATAGAGGAAGAAAACTTACAAAGAAAGAACTTGGATCTGATAAAAAAAGTGTAACTGAATCAATTAAACCTTTTATAAGTAATTTCTTTTCTGGTGCTGGTGGTGCAATAAGATCTCTAGCATTATTAAAAATGCTTCTTGGCATTTTAAATGGAGATATTTCCTCAGTATTTAAAGGTCTTTTTGGTATTGGATTATCATTCCTACCAAAGATTGGAATGATGATTGCTGGAGGAATACTTAAAAATCTACTAGCATCAATGGCAGGTAGAGCAGTTGGTGGTGGAATTTCAAGGGGTGTTGGCGGTGGAATGAGAAGAGCACCTATTGCAGCACCAACTTCTGGGTTTGGAAAGTGGGCAAAAATTGCATCTTTAGGTGCTGGTGCATTAGCATTGGGATCTGCTTTTTCTGCATCTAATCAAGATCAACAACCAGAAACAGAAAAAAGATTAGAAGAATTAACTCTCCAACAAAAATCTTCTCCTGAAGTAAGTTCAATAGCTCAAGAAGATCTCAAAAAGTTTGAAGCATTAAATATAAGATTTGAAAAAGCACTTGAATTTTTTATTGAAACTTATAAAAAAACTATGCAGGATAGGGGTCAACAAAGACCATCATCTTCTGGACCAGGAACATCTCCTGGCAGTGCACCCCCTTTAGGGAGCATGAGTTTAATGTCTGGCAATGCCCCACCAGAGATGAAAGCACTCATGGATACTATATCTTCTCCAGAATCTGGAGGAAACTATGAAGCTATGTATCCAAGTACTACTCTTCCAGGTGCAACTGAAATGACAATTTCAGAGGTTGCTAGAACTGCAACTGGACCAGTTGGAAAATATCAACATAAACCACAGTTTTTAGAAGAAAGAGCTAGGCAAGTTGGATTAGATCCAGCCACTGCAAAATTTAGTCCTCAAAATCAAGACCTAATTACTAGGGGACATATTACAAGTGTTTTAGGTGGAGATGAGGCAAGCATTGTAGAGCAATTAAAGAGAGATCCAAATGCTATTAAAAGTAGATTGGAAGGGACAACTTATACTGGACTTCAAAAATATGGATCTGATTATAATGAATTATTTAAAAATAGACTAAGGCAATATGAAGGCACCTCTCCAGTTCAACCAGCTCCAAGACCAGCAGATGGTAGAAGAGCTAGTGCTTTATCTGGATCAGGATCCCAATCAAATCTTGCAGTTACTGTAGTTCCAGTTTCTTCAAATAAATCAGGAGCAGTAGCAGCAAATTCAGGAACTAACCTTCCAAACATTGATCCAAATTATGGGGGTGATAGATTTTCATTATTAACAGCAGGAGAGTTAAATTTAGTTGGAGCTCTAGGATAGTAGCATGGAAGTTACTAAGTTATTAAACTCTCCAAAAGAGGAAACAACTACAACTCCAACCATAGTTGCTAAGACAACAAAAATAAAATCGCTTATTGCTATTAGTGTAGACACTAAAAAAACTTCTAAAAAATTGAGAACTATTTTTGAGAAAGGAGTTTATCAAAAGAAAACTCAACTATCAGTTCTAACTAGGTATAAAAAAAGATTAGATTCTATAGAAAAACAAGAAGAATCTAAGCAGAAAAAAACATTACGTAAAAAATTATCTCCTAAAAATGCTCTACCAGAATTTAAGAGTAACCTTTTTTCTGGACAAGATGATGTATTTAATAATCTTGCGCAACTAGCAGCATTTAAAGCATTCTTAAATTTTGGAAAGGGAGATATATTTACTGGACTTGGGCAATCATTACTTGCTGGAGGATTGTTACTTGCTCCAGCATTTATAAAGGGTGCTGGTAGTGCTATGTTTGGAAGAACTCCAAAACCACAAAGAGGATTTGATGTTACTGGGAGAAGAGTTACTAGACCTGTTCAGCAAAGATATTTGAGTAGATATGGTGAAGGTGCATTTAAAAATAGATTTGGAAAAGATGCATTAAAAACAGCAACTCAAGGATCAGAAGTAGCACAAACTGCAACAAAAGGAGCAAAAGTAGGAAAGGCATTTGGTAGATTTGGGGCAGCATTAATTCCTGGAGTTGGTGTTGCAGTTGGTGTTGCAGATGCTGCACTTAGAGCTCAATCTGGAGATCAAACTGGATCTGCAATTGCTGGAACTGCTGCTGCTTTAGATGCTGCTGCAGCAGCAAGTGCTGTAACTGGAATTGGATTACCTGTTGCAGGGTTACTTTCTGTAGCATCTTTTGCTTTGGATGCAACTAATTTAATTAGAGATCTATCTGGAGCAAGTTCAAGAGAAGAAGAGAAAAATAAATTAGTACAACCACAACAAACAAAAATAGAAGAACGACTAAAAGAAGAAACTCAAAAACAAAAAGAACAAACTAGAGCAAGTAGTTCTACTTTATCTTTTAAAACAACTCTTATAAGTTATGAAAAAGCATTAATAAAGTTTGATGAGTTTGTTAAAGGATTTAATGGCACTATGGGAATGAATGAACAACAAGTAAGAGAAACAGCAGCAAGAATTGAAGACTTGGGTGGTGGGTCAACTCCAATTTCAGCAGCAGGATATGAATTTACAAATGAATCATCATTCTCTCAGTATTTGACTGGAGATCCAAATGCTCCTGGTGGAGCATATGATCCATCTCATGGAACAGTATCTAATTATCATGATCATTTGGCATTTAAAGATGTAGAAACTACAAGAAGAGCATACAATTTCTTACAGAGTAAGGGAATTCAGGTTACTGAACTTGGGGTAACATCTGGACACACAGCAGGATCTGCTCATTATGAGGGACGTGCTTTTGATGTTCCTGGGGCACAGTGGGGAGGAAGTCCAGGAAGTCCTATAGGACAAAGAGAATATGCAGGATCTGCAAAAGTCAGGGCATTTATGAATGACTTCTACAATTTAGAAAGACAAAGATCTAGAGGTCCTGATGCTGTTCCAACACCTAGAACTTCTGGTACTCCTCAACCACCTAGACCTTCTGGTACTCCTCAACCACCTAGACCTGTTCAATCAAGACCATCCACTTTACAACAATTACAAGATCTAGGAATCCCAGTTCAATCTTCTAATGTTGAACCAATAAAAAGAAATCCTATTGCATCAGCAATTAATTCTCCAATGACAAGATCCATCACTGTTCCATTTCCACTACCACCTCAACCTCAACAGTTGGCTATGGGAGCATCACCACAGATGCCTCTAAATAATGGAAATAGTCTACTAGAAAGATCCATAATGTATAAGGCATTTTCATAATGGCATCATATTTTAATTACAAAATATTAGAATTTTCAGTAGAAATATCAGAAGGGAAATTCATTTCTTTATTGGAAACTGTTGCATCAATAGAGTATGTGGAAAATATATTATCTCCAGTAGTGTATGTGAATTTGGTATTGCTTAATACTAGTGGCATTATTTCTAATTTAAAATTGAGAGGAGGAGAAAAAGTAAGACTGCATGTATCTCAACCTGCCACAGGTAAAAAAATTCTATTTGATGAGACAAGTAAAGTATTTTACATAAGCAGAATAGGTGGATCTAGTACGCAATCAACAAAGGAACTTCTTTCCATGGAGTTAGTTCCCAGAGAACTTTTAACTAATGAAACTGCTAGAGTCTTCAGAAGATACGATAAGACTATTGATAAAACTGTTGTAAAAATATTAACAGAGGAGTTAAAGACTTCAAGATTTAGTTCTTCCACTATTGATTCTACAGTAAATTCCTATTCTTTTATGGGCAATGCCAGAAAACCATTTACTGTTTTGACATGGTTGTTGCCAAAAGGAATCCCACAAACTTCCTCAGGATCTTCTGGATCTGAAAAAGGAACTGCTGGATATCTATTTTATGAAAATAAAAATGGATATAATTACAAGAGTGTAGATTTTCTTTTTTCTCCTGATAGACAACCTGCTGAGAAATATTTTTACAGTGAAACTGTTTTAACTCCAGCAGACTCTAGATTAAATTTTAAGATGATAACCACTCCAGTTTTTAGTAAGAATGTAGATATAATAGACAATTTAAAAGTTGGAATGTATTCTAGTTTGAATTACTTTCTAGATTTTAATTCTAGAAAATTTTATGTGAACAAATATAAGTTATCAGAAAGTTATAATACAATGAATCATGCAAGCAATAAAGATGCATCTCCAATAATTCCAAATGGTCTCCAAGATTCTCCATCTAGATTGATGGTTAGGATGTTGGATAATGGGCAAATGAATAAAAGTGGAAAATTAGAAACTACTGATAATAGAATGAAGTACCAGGCTCAAAGTGTCACTAGATATAATTTATTGTTTAGTCAAACGTTAAATATAACTATACCATTAAATTTAAACTTGTGCGTTGGGGATGTTATTGAACTAGAATTTCCAAATATAACAAAAGACAAAGACAAAAAAGGATTAAAGGATAACAGTAAATCTGGCAAATATTTGATAAGTAAATTAAAGCATTCACTAGAAGGCGTAAAAGGTCTTACTGGATTAGAACTACTAAGAGATTCTTATGGAGTAGCAAAATGAATCACAAATCAATTCAAGATCACATAGATCAGGACATTAAACAACTTTCGGATCCTTTGATAAATTCTCAAAGAAAAAGGCATCTTGAAAGTGAGTTGGATGAACTCAATAGATATAGAGTGACTCATCCAAATGATGATCATGATCCAACCCCCTTTGAATTATATTGTAATGACAATCCAGGTTCACTAGAATGTAAAATTTACGATCTATAATGTTATTAGAACAAAGTTTAGTTAATCCAAATTTTATTGGTAAAGATTCTTTTAGGTGGTTTGTCGGTCAGGTAACTAAATTTAAAAATACCGATAACGGATATAAAGTAAAGGTTAGAGTTATTGGATACCATCCTGATGCTGCTAGTCTGGTCAAAGATGAAGATCTCCCTTGGGCTCATGTCTTAGTACCATTAAACATGGGTGCTGGTGAAGGTGGTACTGGAGTAAGTTTTAACCCAAGAGGATCAGAGACAGTAATTGGATTTTTTGCTGATGGAGAAGATGGTCAGCAACCAGTTGTAATAGGTGCTCTTTTTTCTGGAGCTACTATTGTTCACCCAAATGGATGGAATGTTGGAACTAATGGGTTTAAACCATTTAAAGCAGAGCCAGGATCACAACCTAATCAAAGCAATGTTGTAGCAGAAACTGGAAAACCACCTGGAGATAGTGGAACTATTCCAAATGCAGATGGAACTATCACTGATAAGGATGGAAAAAATAAAGAAACACAAAGACAAAAAACAGCAGCATCTAATGAGAGTCAAGTAGTAACTATAGTTCCTTCATGTAAGAGTAGTGAAGATATCTTTGGAAAAATAGCACAAGCTTTAAGAAAATTCGTAAAAATATTAAACACTGTTACTAATTTTGCAGATACTTATATAAATCCAGTTCTGAATTATATTCAAGACATTCCATCTTTAATTTTTGAAATAGCAACAGCAGTTTCTGATGGCATTTCAAATTATATTAAAATAGTAAGAGACACTATTATTTCAGAAATATATGATAAGTTGAAGGGTATTATAGAAGGATTCCTTCCTAAAGATTTAATATTAATTAAAAAAATAGCTACTGATAAAATAGTAGATGGAATTTGGTGCCTTTTTCAAAATATTCTTAAAAAATTATTTAAATTTGTGTTTGATTTTCTGTTTGGAATGATTGGAAAGGTGGTATCCATTCCACTTTGTGCAGCAGAAAGTTTCATTGGAAGTATTATGCAATCTCTTGCTAATGAGATTGCGGAAAATATAGGTCCAGCATTAGATGAAATCACTTCAGTTCTTGGGGAAGGGATTGGAACAATTGCATCATATATTGGAAAGGCAATAGGGTATGCAAGATTAGCTTTATCATTCTTAACTTGTGAGAATGCAGAGTGTCAAGCAGTTTTTGATTATGAGATGAATAAAGGATATGTTCCAAAGGGTGATGTTAACTTTGCCAAAATTTTAAATTATAGTCCTGCTCAAGGGGTTAGAAATTTATTCAATGATGGAGCATCCCAATCTAAAATTTGGTTGGGTTCTGTTGGAGTAGGTGAAGGAGTTACCGCAGAGGCAATTGAGCAGTTTAATTCTGGTTTAGGTTTTGGATTAAGTATTGTTGGTGGTTGTGATGCTTCTATTCTTGATTGTGGATTCCCTAAAGTTACTATATTTGGAGGAGGGGGATCTGGTGCTTCAGGAAGTGTCATTGTAGATACTTTTGGACAAATTCTTGGAGTTAATATTTTAGATCCAGGATCTGGATATACATCAGCACCTTATATTTCTATAGATGATAATTGTGAAACTGGATCTGGGGCAAGAGCATATTCTACATTAGGTACAAATGGATCAATTAATACAATAGTAATGACATATCCAGGATCTGGGTATATTGGACCAGATAGTGTTTCTACTGGAACTGGAACTGCTACTGGATCTGATGGGATTGAAGTAGATCCTTGTGATGTAAATCCAGTTGATGAAAATGGTAATGAAGTTGTGGCATTTATTAAAGATGTTATAGTTTTAAATACAGGAATTTCTTACAAGACTACAGATAAAATAACAAATTCAATTTGTAATACTGATGTAGAAATTTATCCCAAAACAGATCCTGATGGTAGAATAATAGGAGTAAACATAGTAAATCCTGGAACTGCAATTAGAGTCTATCCAGAATTGACAATAAATACTGAGGATGGTTTTGGTGCTACTTTACTTCCAATTTTAGAGTTTAGACCTATAAAACCCGTGTCTATAGAAACTGATAGACAAAAAGTTGAACAAGTAATTCTTTGTGCAGAAGAACATGAGTGAACCACAACCAGGATATGTATTTAATGATTCTAGATTTGGATCTTTGTTCATTGGATCAGACAAAGGTGCAAAAGTAAAAAGACCTAGACAAGTAGAACTTCATTCAGCATCAAATGCTCATTTAAAATTATTTGATGATGGTGGATTTGAGTTAACTAGTAATCCTACAGCAAGAGAATCTGATAATATTAATAGCAATTCTAAAGATGGATTAAATATACAAGGAAATAATATCAGAATTGATGCTAGAAATGGAGAACTTACATTAGCAGCAAGAGTCATTAGGTTTGAATCTTCTGCTAGTGATCAAACTTTGGTCTTTAGATCTTCTAATAACATTGAGATAGAAGCAGCAGACACAGTAAGAATATGTGCTGCTAATATTGCAATTGGTGCTAAAAATAAACTGATACTTTCAAGCAAAGGTCCTACATACATTAGAGGTACTGGTGGAGTTACCATCATAGAACCTAGATCTAAATTAATTCCAACTAGTCTTAATGAACTAGTAGAAAAAATTATAGAAACTATTTTACCTGATGCTGGTTGTTAATTATGGCAATTATTAATACCGTAGAAACAGAAGGGATGCAGGCTGGATTAGCAGCAGCACCTCCTTTAGCTACTGTTGACATTTGGCAAAGTCTAGATCCAATTAGACCTTTTGCACTACAAACAACAGGAATTAATCAACTCAATGGATTAACTAATCAAATTGGAACACATAATGCATTTGGATTATCTAATGCTTTTGGGGCACATTTAAAATTTGGCACTAGTACTTCTTTTGGGTTGAAAGGAGACCTTGGAATTAAGGCAGATGCTATTATCAAAAAATTTGAAGCAACTCCTGGTTGGAGTGCAGCATCTCCACTTGGAAAGTTTTTTGGTAAATTTGATGTTATTGGGTCATTAACAGAAAATGGTACAGCAGTCAGATTAGTTTCTGATGGTAGATTAAAAACTAATATTACTCCACTTAAAAATTCTTTGAGTAAGATTTTAAGTCTTCAAGGAGTTGAATATGATAGAATTAAAAATAACAACCATGAAGTTGGAATGATAGCTCAAGAAGTGGAAAAAATAATACCAGAATTAGTAGTAGAAAATTCTGAAGGATATAAAATGATCTATTATGAAAATTTAAGTGCAGTGTTAGTAGAAGCAATTAAAGAGCAGCAAGAACAAATCAATACCTTGAAGCAGACAGTTCAGGAACTGTCCACTAAGTTGGCAGAGTGCTGCCCTTGATGCTATAATGGTAGGGTAAGCAAGACCAGTACCTACCATGCAGATTGATCGCACCCAACTTGATGAACTCAATGGCATTCTTGAAGATGTTGCCTCTCATTTCTGTGAAGAAAATATGGTGAGTGGCGAAACTTTTTGGACTTGTGTTGAAGCATTTGCTCAAGCAAAACTTGCAGAACTTCGTGGTGAGTTGGTATATGAGGGTTGACTTGGTAAGGTGTTTGTGGTATAATATTTTAGTGTGAAGGAAGTGCTGGAGAGGATTTTTCCTCTCCATTCTGGGAGCGTGGTGAAATTGGTAAACACACGACACTTAAAATGTCGCGGGCATTGCCCTTGTCGGTTCAATTCCGACCGTTCCTATTGTGTAATATGGGTTATAAATAACTAATAGTTATCTGGAACCTAATGCCTTACAAAGACAAAGATAAACAAAAAGAATATCAAAAAATTTGGGCACAACAAAATATCAAACCAAAATCACAACAAACTGGTTGGATAAAAAGAAAAGAAATAGTGCAACAAGCAAAAAATAAACCTTGTTGTTGTTGTGGTGTTGAATACAATTCAGTTGTGATGGATTTGCATCACAAAGACCCATCTATCAAAGATGCTCACATAAGTAAACTTATGAAATCTTGTTCTTACCAAAAATTACAAGAAGAAATTGATAAGTGTGTTGTTCTTTGTGCTAACTGCCATCGTATGATACATGCAAATTTAATTGAATTGTAGCAAACTAAAATCAACTTTTAATTCCAAAAATACCCTCGAAAAATCTCCAGGAAAAAATTGCCTGTAGGGTTTTTATAACCATTCTTCATTAGCAGGGTCTTGGAAGAAACTTATAATAGTATTGCTAGTTGCAATTTCTGCATTTAATTCTTCTTTTTGTCTATCAAACCCATATTTTCTAATTTCAAATCTTGACCTTTCTTTTTTCAAATAATTTACTTTTGTGATTAAATCATTTCTTTCAGTTTGAAGAGGTGTTATTTGAGAAGTTAGATTTGTTATTGAGGTTGCATATCCAGTACAATCAGTTACTCCAGGACAAACTGGAAGAGTTGTTCTTGCAATTCCAACATTTCCATAATAGACCCCAAGAGAAGATTGTCCTACCAAATCTTCAGTTCCTATACCTACATTTACAGATGTTAAAGATCCATTAATTTCTGCAAATGGATTTGGAGATGTGTATGAATATCCTCTGTATGGAATAGTATCTGCATACACAGTGATTGTATTAATACCAAGAAAGAATGGAGTATAAGTGAATGGAAATATTCCTGAAGTGCTAAATCCTGTAGCTCCTCCACAACCACAATCATTAGCAGTTTGCCCAACATCTAAAATGGTGTTTTGAAGTCCTACAATTTTTGCATTTATTTCAACTATTTTATTATCTATTTTTTTAATTGGAGCATCAAAATAGTCTAATGTTTCTTGCACTCCATATAACCTAAACTCTTCCCCATTAGATAGTGTAGAGGTAAATCCGTTTTCTGTGTATATTACTTGTTGTATTTGCTCTGTATCAGATTCTACTTTTTGTTGATATAACGATATCAATGCTTCAGTACTAGTGCTAATTGCCATAAATTACAAAATCTAGATAACAGTATTTATTGATAAATAAGACAGAAGAAAAATAGCAGGATACTCTACAATGCCTTTAGCGAGACTAGAGAATTTTTTGAAGAATTTAAATGGAAATACTCTATATGTAGATCCTAATGAATTAGATGCCTCAGATTCTATTGAAAATAGAGGAAACTCTAGAATTAGACCATTTAAGACGATTCAAAGAGCTTTAATTGAAGCAGCAAGATTCTCATATATACCTGGACCTAATAATGATCTATTTGATCAAACTACGATTTTAATTTCTCCAGGAACTCATTTTATTGATAATAGACCTGGATTTTATGTAGACCAAAATCAGGTTTTGAGAGATGTAAATAATTCCATAAAAACTATATCTGAATTAAATATTTCTTCAAATTTTGATTTAGATGACCCAGCAAATATATTATATACACTTAATAGTGCAGATGGGGGAGTAATATTACCTAAGGGAACATCTATTGTTTCTACGGATCTTAGAAAAACTAAGATTAAACCAAAGTTTGTCCCCAATCCTATCAATGATTTAATTGCTCCTGCTGCTATTTTTAGGCTTACTGGTGCTTGTTACATTTATGGATTTACTATTTTTGATGGAGATCCAGTAGGAAAAGTTTACAGTAACTATACAACAAATACTTCAGTACCAAATTATTCTCACCATAAATTAACTGCATTTGAGTATGCAGATGATAGTAATACTTTAGTAAGGAATGGGGTAGATACTGGATATACAGATTTAGAGGCATATTACTATAAATTAAGTCTAGCATATGGTGCTCAATCTGGAAGAAGCATTATTGATGGATTTACCAACTTCCAACCAAATGTAGATGAAAATAGAATCGTTGGAGAGTTGGGTCTTGGTTCAATTAGCATTATATCTGCAGTTTCTGGAAATGGAACTTCTGGTACTAATGTAATTACTGTACAGACTCAAACACCTCATGGTCTTTCTCCATTAACGCCAATTTTACTTTCTGGTCTTGGGCAAGATGAAGGTCCAACAAGTGAATTAGAGTATAATGGAAATTATGTTGTTGCCCAGGTAACTAGCGAAACTGAGTTTACATATTTACTTTCAAATGTTCCTACCCAAACTCTAAATCCAAGTGTTTCTGGAGCAACAGTTAAGGTAATTTCAGATACAGTATCATCTGCATCTCCATACATATACAATTGCAGTTTGAAATCAGTCTATGGCATGAATGGTATTCATGCTGATGGTTCTAAAGTATCTGGATTTAAATCAGTTGTTACTGCACAATTTACTGGAATTTCCCTACAAAAAGATGATAGAGCTTTTGTAGAATATGATGAAGCAGTTGGTGGATATAATTACCAAGAAAATTATGGTGTGGATAAATTCCTTCACCAATCATCTAGAGCAAAATATAGACCATCTTGGGAAAGTTACCATGTAAAGGCAAGCAATAATTCATTCATTCAGTGTGTATCTATTTTTGCTATTGGTTATGCCAAACAGTTTGTAACTGAAAGTGGTGGTGATCAATCAATTACAAACTCTAACTCTAACTTTGGAGCTATATCTTTATTCTCAACTGGATTCAAAGATATTGTTTTAGCAAAAGATAATCATGCATACATAACTCACATTATCCCGCCAAAAGATATCTCATCAATTGAAAGTGATGTTAGATATATTGATATAGATGCTACCTTAACATCAACAAAAGCACCTTCAAATCAAAACACTAGAGTATATCTGAAGGGATATATTGATCTATTAGATCCACCTCCAAACAATGTTAGAAATTTTGTTATTGGTGGTAAGCAAAATGATACTATATCATTTAAGAGAGCAAATGATCAATATTCTATTCCTATAAGTCCAAGTTATAAATCTGAATATGATGTAACTGGAATTGATGCAGATACAAATATTATTACACTTTCTAGTGTATCTGGAATATCTACAGGCATATCTGGTAAAATTATTTCTGGTACTGGAGAACTTCCAGATGGAATAGTAGCAGATAAACTTTATAATTTAAGATTGACTGGAGGAACTGGAGTTAGGTTATACTCAAATTCTCTTAATGCAGAAACAAATACTGCACCAATAGATATAAAAAATAGCGTAGGATTAACTACATCAAATTTAAAATTTGTTAGTAGAATTTCTGAAAAAAATTCTGGTGATGTTGGAAGTCCTGTTCAATGGGATGAAACTGCTTTAAATTGGTATGTTGGAGTAAACTCAGTAGGTTCTGGCGCAACTGACTTCTTTTTAAATCTAATTGGAGTTACTGCTCCAGGTTCATTCTTTACTAGAAAAGTTGACTCTAGATTTAATAAAGATAAACTTTATAGAGTAAGAATAGTAATACCAAAAGAATCAGAAAATTCTTCAGATTTATCTTCTGGTTTTATTATTCAAAAAGCATCTAATGCTCTAGATTCTGCATTATATCAAGCAGATAGTGAGCAGTTAGTATCTTCTAATCCAATCAATCAAATAAGAAATGATGGGGCTATTGTAGATGCTTGGTATTCCTCTGGTACAGCCACTATAGTAACTAGCAAACCCCACAAATTAAATGTTGGTGATACTATTGAAGTTTATAATTTAAAGAGCACTAATGAACCAACCCCAGTGGGGTTAGGAACTGGAACTGGGTATAATGGAAAATTTACTGTTGCAAGTGTAATTAATGAAATTAGATTTACATATACAATTTCAAGAAATCCTGGAACAATAACTTTAGGAACTTCTGCTGTTGCAACTTGGTTGAGCGAAAGAAATTGTTCTCAAACTTCAAACTATAGAGTTCCTCCATACACAATTTATGATGCAAATAGAACTAATTTGCCATATTTTGTTAATAAAAAGATAATTAATGATTATCAATTATATGATATTGAAACTATTCAAGAATATGTAGAGGGAACTTCAGATGGAATTTATCATGTAACATTAAATGCATTTAAAAATACCCCTACTATTGTTCCATTTAATACTGAGCAATATAAATTATCTCAAAGCATAGAAAAATTATACCCAACTCAAGATTTAGACAATCCAATTGCAGATCCAGAAGGAACTATTAGTTTAGCTTCCAGAAAAGAAATTGGCACAGTAACTGTTAATGATGTTAAAAAGAGCGTTACTAAGGAAACTCTAACTTCATATCTTAAGGATTTTAATTTAACATCTAAAATTTCAGGCATTACTACATATTATGATTCTGGGGTAGGAATTGCAACAGTAACAACTGCAATTTCTCATGGACTAGGTGGAATTAGAAGACTTACTGTTACAACTCCAGGATCAGGGTATGTTAATGGATTATTTTATGATGTTCCTCTTTGTGGTGGGAGTGGATCTAATGCAACTGCAAATATTAGAGTAGCATCTAATGTAGTAGCAGAAGCTAGTATTCAAAATCAAGGATCTGGTTATCTCTCTGGAGATCTATTAAGGGTTAGAGGAATTCCTGGATCTACTAATGATTGTTTCTTAACTGTATCTTCTGTCAATTACAGTGCATCAGATACTGATACAATTCAAATAATTGGGTGCGCCAAAGAACAAAATAATGGAACATTTGTTATACAGTCAGTAAAATCAAATACAATTACATATTATAATAATAATGCAACTCCAGAAACTCCTGCAAATGCAGTATCGTTCTTATCTGGAATTGGATACCAAATAAGAAATAGTCCAGATGGATCTGTATATAATGCATTAACAGATACTACAACAATAACTACTCAATTACCACACTCATTTGCTGTTGGTAGTAAAGTTATTTTTGATGATGCAATTGGAAATCCACCTGAAAAAATTGGAATTTCTACTATTTCTACAGTTACTGGTATTACTACATTTACTGTAAAGGGAGATGCTAGTGATGCAGTAAGAGTATTTGGTGCAGGATTACTTTCAAATCCAAAAGATACTTCAATTACTAATGAAAATTTAAACTCAAGATTGTTTACTATTCTTGGTGGATATAAAGGAGCAATCTCTCAACAAATATCTGCATCAGTTTCTAATTTCTTAATAAATGATCTTTATGGATTAGATAAAGGAGATTTTATACAAATCAATTCAGAAATTATGCTTATTACCAGAATTTCTGGTGGTGAAGTTTTTGTTAAGAGAGCATTATTTGGAACTAGAGCAGTAGCTCATGAAAATAATTCAAATATTAAGAAAATTAAAATAGTACCAATTGAACTTAGAAGAAATTCTATCATTCGTGCATCTGGTCATACTTTTGAATACACTGGATTTGGTCCTGGTAACTATTCAACAGGAATGCCAACAAACCAAGATAGAATTCTTTCTGATGCTGAAGTATTAACTTCACAATCTCTGAATAGTAGAGGAGGTTTAGTAGTTTATACTGGAATGAATAGTGATGGAGAATTTTATATTGGTAAAACTAAATTTGATGCAGTAACTGGCAAACAAATTGATGTTGGACTTCCAGAAGCAGAATCTTCTAATGCTGCAACTCTTGATGTTGTTGTTGCTAACAAAGTAATTATTAATGATGAATTAGATGGGACAACTGCTGCAGCAAATCTCAATAAACTTACAGTATCTACTGATGCATTTATTGTTGGTATTACTACAGTAGCAAGCACTCAAGATACTACAGATCCTTCTAATGGAGCTTTAGTTGTTCTTGGTGGAGTTGGAATAGATAAAAGTGTCAATATTGGAGAAAACTTAAAAGTAATTGGAACTGCAGGTATTTCATCAATAAGAATTGGAATTGCATCAGCATCTACTATTGACACTTCGTCTCAAAATTTATATTTAAATTCTGCTGATGGAAATGTTATTGTTAATGATAATTTACATGTATCTGACAATATAAGAGTTGCTGGTGTTTCTACCTTTGTTTCTAATGTAAGTGCTGGTGCTAGTATAACTTCAGTTGGAGATATTGTTGCTGGTTCTAGTGCTAAGTTTAAAGGATATGGAACTATTCCTATTAATGGAATCATTATGTGGTCTGGATCAGTAGCAACCATTCCTTCTGGATGGGCTCTTTGTGATGGTACAAGTGGAACTCCAGATTTAAGAGAAAGGTTTATTGTTGGTGCTGGTGGCGATAATCCAGCAGTAGCAGGAACAGTTGGGTATACTCCAGGAACTCAAGGTGGATTAAATTCAGTAACCTTAGATTCTACTCAGATTCCAGCACACACCCATGTGGCAATATCTACTACAACAACTACAATATCTCCTGCTAATGTTTTAACTGATATAACTACTACATCTGCAGCAAGGGGAGCTCAGGGCAACACTGCAATTATCTCAATTACGGAAACTTCATCAGCAACTAGTGCTACTTCTACAACTGACACAACAATTCAACCTAATACTGGTGGTGGTGGATCTCATGAAAACAGACCTCCATATTATGCACTCGCATTTATTATGAGAACTTTATAAATAATACAAAAGGGGGATAGTGGAACCCGATGCCATCACAAGAAAACTATTTTGTAGTAAGAACTGGTCTTGGTGTAGGAACACAAGCACTGTATGTGGATTCCAACACAAAAACAGTTGCTATAGGAAAGACAGTAGTAAGTGATAATGTAACTCTTGATGTAACAGGAGATATAAGGTCAACAGAAAGTATCTATGCAGAAACGTCTTTTGGCGTAGGTACTATTAACCCAACTGTAGAATTTGATGTAATTGGATCTGGATTAGTTTCTGATCAGTTTGGCGTTAATACTGATGCTGCTTCTCTTGGTGATTATAAAGTAAAAGTTAATACAAACTATACAGAATCAGTTGTAATAACTGGACTTGGTTCAGTTGGTGTTGGAGTATCTATTCCAAAATATGAATTAGATGTTCTAAAGAATTTCAGAGTAACTGGATTTTCTTCAATAACTACTGCATATGTTGGGTTTGCAACCATTGGAATTGCAACAATTGCATCTTCATATCTTGGAGTTACTACCATAGGTTTTGGAACTATTACAGCTTCCAGAACAGGGGTTGCCACTATTTCCGATGCATTTGTTACTAATGCCAGAATAGGAATATCTACAATTTCTTTTGCTAATATTACAGATGAGCAAGTAGGAATATCTACTGTAGGGTATGTAAATGCAACTGATGTAAGAACAGGGATTGCTACTGTTGGATTTGCTACTATTACTAGGGCAATAATAGGTATTACTACAACAGATGTAGCAACAATTGGACGTGAAGTAGTTGGAATTTCATCAATTACATCTGCTTATATTGGATTATCCACCATTGGTCAAACTTATATTGGTATTGCTACAGTAGGTTTTGCAACTATTACTGATGCCAGAATAGGGATTGCAACTGTTGGTGTTGCAAGCATTACATCTGCTTATATTGGATTATCCACTATTGGTCAAAGTTATATTGGTATTGCCACAGTAGGAATTGCTACTGTAGGGATTCTAACTGCATCTCAGTTTTTGACTGGTATTGCCACAGTTGGAATAGCATCTATTGGATCAGAAACTGTCATAAATTCTGAAATTGTAAATCTTTTAGTTACTGGAATTACTACCACAGAAAGGTTAAATGTTGGTACTGGTGGTACTATACTATCAGCAAAAAGATTTTTTAATACTGAAGATGTATATGGAACTATTGGAACTGATTTCGTAAAAACTATCAATCCTTTAGTTGGAATTAATACAACATTACCAACTAGAACTCTTGATGTAGCAGGGGATCTGAGAATTAGAGGAGAAGTAGTAGATGCATATGAGAATGTAGGATTTGCATATTCGGTTCTTTCTTCTGGTTATAATATTCCAGGAAGATTCTTAGATGCTGCAAATCTTTTAACAAGAAATAAAGAATTTATTGCTAATGAAATTGTAGGATTTATAACCAGTACAGATGGTCCTTTTGGTTATTATGGTCCTGATTTTGATTATGGAAAAGTTGGAGTTGCAACCGGAAGAGTAAAGTGTAGAAGAGATATTGGTTTAATTATTGATGCAATAGCATTTGATATTTCTAAGGGTGGAAACTCTAAGTCTGTTGGAGCTGGATTATCATACTACTCAGGAGTAACTTTACAGTACCTAGATGATTCTGTAGTAATACCAACAGGATTTTCTACTGGGTATGTAAAGAGAGCAACACTTGTAGGATTTAGCAGTATTGCAAGTCTATCAAGATATGTAATTAATAATGCTATTATTCCAAAATCTTACCAAGTTCCACCAATATCTGGAAAAAATGCAGATGCTACTAGAGTAATTCTTGCAAACAAGCAATTAATTGCAGAAGTTGCAGTTGGTAGAATGTTAGCATTCTACACTGGATTTTCAGTTCCTGGTGGAAACCAGAATTGTGTTGATGACATTGTAGATGTAATAGAAGCAATTTGTTATAATTTAGAGATTGGTGGAAATGACCAAGTTTATGATGCTGCTAAGATTTACTTAGAAAATAATTATCTTCTCCAGGAAGAAGCACAATCAATTTACGCATTTAATCAAGCAAGAGATATGGCCATCCAGGCCATGAGAAATCAGAGTATTACTATTGGTGGGTATAGTGCATTAACTCAATATAAAGATAATACAATTGTAGGAGATATCTCTGGACTTCCAGGAGTTTACAATCTTGGAGATTGTTCTGATACTGCTTCAGCAATCACTACATTCTTCCAAATAATTACTAATGCAATTGATGTAAATGTACAAACACTTCCTGCAACTAGAACTATTGCTGGAATTGGAAGCATTCCACAATTAATTGATACTGAACTTCTTCCAGATGGTGACAGTAATATTAATCCAAATGCTTGCTCCAATGTAGTATCAGCAATTTATAGTTGTGTTGGTATTGTTACAACTATTATTAATGGAGGTCCAATTAGTGCTCCAAAAATCAACAAACCAGTTGGAGAATTGGTTTGGTCCCCACCAGGAGCAAAAGTTGGCAATGAATGGTTTGTAAGTAAGTTTGGCAATGACAGCAACCAAGGATTATCTCCTGGAGATGCCTTCTTAACTATCAAAAAAGCATGTTCATTTGCTCAACCTGGAGATACAGTAAGAGTTTTTGCTGGTCTTTATGTTGAGGATGGTCCAATTCAAGTAGCAGAAAGAGTTGCTGTTGTAGGAGAAGATTTAAGAAGAACTCTTGTCTCAACCAGAGGACAAACTGATCTTTATCATGTAAGAAGAGGTTGCTATATTTCTCACCAATCTTTTGTTGGTGTAACAAATCCAAATGCCATGGTATCTTTCCCAACTCAAGGGCTTGGGTATGCTGATGGAACTGAGCAAAATTGGCAGTCACCATATGTTCAGAACTGCACCAACTTTGTTCCTAATAGTGTTGGAATGAGGATTGATGGTAATAGAGCAGGTGGATTTAAGTCCATGGTTCTTGATGCATACACTCAATACAATCAAGGTGGAATTGGAGTTTCAATCACTAACTTTGGATATGCTCAGTTAGTTTCACTATTCACAATTTGCTGTGATACTGCAGTATACAATGATAGTGGTGGCGTCTGTGACATGAACAACAGTAATGCCTCATTTGGTAATTATGGATTGTGGGCAAATGGCACTACACCACTTCAATATGTTGGAGTAGTTACTGTTGCTCCTACTGGTGATAATGTAGATACTCTTATTCTTAATGTTGGTGCTGGAGTTACTCAGGCATCTTTAGATGCAGTAGATCTATTAAGAGCAAATGCAGATTTCATTGCAAATGAAGTTGTTGGATTTGTAACTAGCACAGATGGTCCATATGGAGCACTTGGCCCAACATTTGATTATGGTGGATCAATCAAGGGAAGAGATTTCTGTAAGAGAGATTCTAAGATTATAGTAGAAACTATTGCATTAGATCTTCTTTCTCAAGGAAATGGAAATTCTATTGATAGTGGACTTGCATACAGAGATTCACCCACTTATGCAAGAACTTATCTAAATGATTCATCTCCACGTCCAGTTGGATTTGCCACTGGATATGTTGCAACAGGAGAAATTGAATCAATTAAATATCTTGCTGGAATTTGTACTTATGTTATTGCAAATCAAAATCTTCCAAAATCATATCAAAGTGGCGTAAGTAGCATCAGTCAGTTTAAGAATACCAATAAGAATGGATACACTCCTACAATTAGATCTTCAATTACAACTAATGCAGGAATTATCACAAGTATAATTGGAATAGGAACTACTTCTATCCCAGCAAGACAACTTCCAAGAGGTCAAAGACCTTATGATGGACAAGTAACCTTTATTGGTACTCAATATTATACAGTTAATAGTATTAGAGTTACAAATCCTGGATATGGATATTTACCTGGAGCTGCAGTGGAAGTTCAAATTGGACTTCCTGCACTAGGTGATGATGCTATTCCTGCAGAAGTTACAATATTTGAAGATGGGGTTGGTTCTGATGGAACAGTTCAAGAAATTACTATATTAGTTTCTGGTACTGGATATACTGAAACTCCTCCAACTGTGACAATTTCTCCACCTCCATTAATTGGACCAGGAATTGGAACAACTGCAACTGCAGTTGCTGTAATGGAAAAATTATTCTTTAATGTTGTTTCTTCTACAAAACCAGACCCAACTGGTATTTGCACAGTAACATTTGACCAATTTATTACTTATCCAGTTTCTGTTGGTGCAACAGTCAACTTCTTCCAAGCAAGTAAGATTATTGCATCAGGTATAACATTTGAATATATAGGTACAGGTACAGATATTGTCAATTCTATTCCTTCTAAGGGTGCTGTTGCAATTGATGAAAATCAAATAGTAGCAACAGATGGGGGAAGAGTTCCTTTTACCAGTACTGATCAAGGAGGAAACTTTAGAATTAGTGAAGGAATTACTATTAATCAAAATACAGGAACCATTAGTGGGACCGCATTCAGTAAGAGTCTTCAATCTGAAGTCACTCCACTCATCATTGCCCTAGGAGGAGGTTAAAATTACATGGCACAACAACCACTAAATACATACAAAACAGTTACTGGTATTGTTAGCACTACTGCTAACACAGAGGTTTATACTACAAGGACAGGTTATACCAGCATTGTTCTTTTTGCACAAACTGCTAATACTGGATCTGGAATAGGAACAGTAACATTTTCACATAAAAGAGTCAATAGAAGTCAATCTGGAGTATCTACTGATATTACAGAAGTTATTAGTGGGGGCATAGTTCCTCCTAATGATGCTTTGATTCTTTTAGAAGGAAGATTGGTTTTAGAAAGGACAGCATTAAAAACTGATAGCATTGTAATGAGTGGAATTTCTACCACATCTCCAAATCATATCAAATACACTATAAGTATCCTGGAAACTCTTAATCAATAATGGCAAAGTATCTTAGTCGCAGAGTAATAAGAACTCCCCAATCTAGGCTAACTTCTGATAGATATCAGTACCTAGGATTAAATCAGGCAGAACCTAACTTGGGAGATCCTCCATATTCTGGATCTATTCCAGTAGGAGATAGATATTTCTTAATTTCTATTCCTACATATCCAGGACAAAGATTTTGGGTTCCTCTAGAAACTCTACCTCTAGGATTTACAGTAAGGGATGAAGGCACATTAGTTGGTGTAGCTAACTCAATTACTATTTTAGACTTTGTTGGAGTTAGTGTTAGTGTTGTAGGTTTTGCATCTGCTGGTGTAGGTATTGCAACTATTAGAGTTGATTCAAAGATTCCAGTAGTTGAGCCAGATGATGCACGCCCAAGATACTTAGGATTTACTACCGAAAGATTTGGTGGTTTAGTAACTACCTTTGATATTGCTCCAAGTAATATAGTTTATATTCCTGCAGCTCAGTCATTAGGTATTGGAACCAATAATCCAAATACAAATTATCAGTTGGACATACAAGTTCCAACAGTAAGAATAAAGGGAGATATTGCAAATAAAGATGGGAATGTTGGACTATTCCCTCAAGTATTAACATCATTAGGTCCAGGAGCAGGATTTACTTGGAACTCCGTTAGTGGATTTATTGGACCACAAGGACCTCAAGGATTTAGAGGACCTCAGGGATCACAAGGATTCCAAGGATTTAGAGGACCTCAGGGATCACAAGGATTCCAAGGTTTTGTAGGTCCACAGGGACCACAAGGATTCCAAGGACCTCAAGGATTTGGACCTCAAGGAGCTCAAGGTCCTCAAGGAGCACAAGGATTCCAGGGATTCCAAGGTCCCCAAGGCGCACAAGGATTCCAAGGATTCCAGGGAAACCAAGGCAATCAAGGATTCCAAGGAGACCAGGCACCACAGGGAATTCAAGGTCCTCAAGGATTCCAAGGACCTCAAGGAGCTCAAGGTAATCAAGGTTTCCAGGGACCTCAAGGAGCTCAAGGATTCCAAGGAAACCAAGGATTCCAGGGATTCCAAGGTCCTCAAGGAGCACAAGGATTCCAAGGTAATCAAGGATTCCAAGGATTCCAGGGACCTCAAGGTGTACAGGGAAATCAAGGAACTCAGGGAAATCAAGGTTTCCAGGGACCACAAGGATCTCAAGGTGCCCAAGGATTCCAGGGACCACAAGGTGCTCAAGGCAATCAAGGATTCCAGGGACCCCAAGGTGTTCAAGGATTCCAAGGATTTAGAGGACCTCAAGGACCTCAAGGTTTACAGGGTCCTCAAGGAGTTCAAGGATTTCAGGGAAATACTGGAACATCTATTACTATTGTAGGATCAGTTCCATCAGTTACTACTTCTGCACCAAATACAACACTAACAGCAAATGATACTGGATTCCCGTGGTATCCACCAGCTGCTGGTGAAGGAGTCATTGCTCTAGATACCGGAAATCTTTGGGTTTATAATGGATCTGATTGGGATAATGTAGGTCAAATTAGAGGAGATACTGGTTTCCAAGGACCTCAAGGTGCTCAAGGCAATCAAGGTACACAAGGCAATCAAGGTACACAAGGCAATCAAGGTAATCAAGGATTCCAAGGACCTCAAGGTGTACAAGGATTCCAAGGAACTCAAGGATTCCAAGGAACTCAAGGATTCCAAGGATTCCAGGGATTCCAAGGACCTCAGGGTGCTCAAGGATTCCAAGGATTACTAGGACCTCAAGGTAATCAAGGATTCCAAGGATTACTAGGACCTCAAGGAACACAAGGAACCCAAGGAGTATTAGGACTACAAGGACCTCAAGGATTGCAAGGACCTCAAGGATTCCAGGGACCACAAGGTTCTCAAGGTAATCAAGGTTTCCAAGGACCACAAGGAGCTCAAGGATTCCAAGGTAATCAAGGAAACCAAGGAAACCAAGGGTTCCAAGGTCCTCAAGGTGCTCAAGGTTTACAAGGTCCTCAGGGATTCCAAGGACCTCAAGGTAATCAAGGATTCCAGGGTCCCCAAGGAGCTCAAGGATTCCAGGGGAATCAGGGCAATCAAGGAAATCAAGGTGTTCAGGGTGTAATAGGACCTCAAGGAACTCAAGGATTCCAAGGAATAGCAGGAAACCAAGGTGGAGATGGATTTTTTGGACCTCAAGGACCTCAAGGGGTTCAAGGACCTCAAGGATTCCAGGGAACTCAAGGTTTCCAAGGACCTCAAGGATCTCAAGGAAATCAAGGTTTCCAAGGTAATCAAGGTAATCAAGGTTTCCAGGGATTCCAAGGACCTCAAGGAGCTCAAGGATTCCAAGGAAATCAAGGATTCCAAGGAAATCAAGGATTTAGAGGACCTCAAGGACCTCAAGGTTTACAAGGTCCTCAAGGATTTGGTCCACAGGGTCCTCAAGGATTCCAAGGAAATCAAGGAAATCAAGGATTCCAAGGAGAAACTGGAGCAAGAGGACCACAAGGATCTCAAGGAAACCAAGGAACACAAGGTAATCAAGGTAATCAAGGATTCCAAGGTCCACAAGGATCTCAGGGAAATGTAGGACCTCAAGGATTCCAAGGATCTCAAGGTTTACAAGGTCCACAAGGAACTCAAGGAACTCAAGGAAACCAGGGTAATCAAGGTGCCCAAGGATTCCAGGGACCTCAAGGTGTACAAGGATTCCAGGGTTTCCAAGGAAATCAAGGATTCCAAGGTTTCCAAGGACCTCAAGGTGTCCAAGGATTCCAAGGAAATCAAGGAAACCAAGGATTTAGAGGACCTCAAGG